CAAGTCGCGTGCCAACTTTGGCGTTTTGGGAAAGTTTTTTGTTTTCCTAATGATTACAAGATCTTGGCGATTTCAGTAGCCTCGCCAACATGGCCAAATCAGCCTCAAGTGCGTACTTTGGTTCGCACCTTGGGTACTTATTTACGCACTTTTGCTTCGCACCTTGCGCGGCGCGCCTTCCGGGCTCGGCGGGCACAGCCCTTGCAGGTGGCCAGGACGGGTGCCCAGTAGCCCACCGCAGATTGTGCCCAGTGGACGTTCAACTTGCGGCGCTGGCCAGGGGTCACGCAGAAGTCGTCGCTATCGCATATGCCGATCTCGACGCGCTCAGAGGGGTGGATGGGTGCTTGGTTCGTCATGTCGTCGTCTCCGTCTCTCTTGGACACCTATAAAGTAAGAACCGTTTTGGCCCAGACAAGGGGGTCAGGTGTTTTTTTTGAAAGATTGTTCATCTTTCTCACAAGCTCTTGAAATCATTATGACTTTTGCCGGTGGATACCATCTGTCGTATCCATCGTAGCCTTCAGGCTCTCCGACTGCCCATTTGAGCCTGAGCCATCCGCCCTTGTCCTTCTCGACAACAAGCGCTGGACCCGGTGGGTCATGACCGGGCGCGATCACTCGCACCAAGTCGCCCACGTCGGGTGGCCAATCAGCCATTAATCATCCTCTGGCGCTTAAGCCAGAGAAGGGCGCGAGACTCAGCAGAGCCGCCCTCGAAGACGGTTGCCCTACAGAGGGGCTGCTCGTGAGCGTCAAAATGCCCACAGATAAAACGATCGTTGGACCGAGCGATAGCAACTTGTGTCCCATCACCGAGCCATGCACGACGAAACATTGTGTGAGGCATGTTGCGTGCTGGGATTCGCACCTGACCGATACGGGGCTTGCCCTCGTTTCGCGCTGCTCGCTTGTGGTCGCCTCGGACTGAAATCTTCTGATTCTTACGCATGTCGTCTCCTTGTCTTTTCGACACCTATACAATAAGCACCGTTTCACGTGTGTAAAGGGGCGCGAGCAAAAAACTATGCACGCACGAGCAAAAAACTATTGCTCAACCATCTGAGCTAGCACCAGCCAGACAAAGATATAGAGCAGAATCGATTCCACCTTTAATCTCCACAACTTGGAGGGTGCGACCAGTTCTCATACTGCCAGTCAGAGATCTGCTCGTTTTTGCACAAGGCATCGGTCCAGTTGTTCCAAGCCTCGCAGCGGCGAGGCCAGTCAGGGTTGCCAGATTGTGTGGCCTCGATGGCTCGGATACCGGGCATCATCTCTTCTTCAAAGTGACGCACTGCGTCAGCGTGTTTCATAACTCTTGGAATGTCTCTTGCCATTATGGGTTCTCCAGCTTGATTCGGGATGTCTCGGACAAATCTTGCCAGAGATCGATAGCGTGTGCCAGGGCGACGTCGCCCCAGAGGTAGCCCGCCGTGAAGACGGCGAGCAGCATGAGCAACTTTCCCATTAGAACTTCACCTCAACTGAATCCGGCTTCGCGTAGCTGTTGCACGCACCGACGAATCGGCTGACATCAAAGCGAGGATTCACATCCTTCAGCTTGACCGCGAAGTTCATCGCGACTGTGTGGCGGGTGTGGTGGTCTTCGATAGTCTTAACAACATCTGCAATCATCTGAAAATCTTTGCGGGTCATGTTCTCTCCTCTGCTTGGAACAGTTATAACATAGGCACGGATACGTGCGGGTAAACAGGCGCGAGTAAAAAACTTACAAGCACCCGGAATGATTAATCTTTATCTGAAATGTATTTGATTGTGATCAGTGTCACGAGGCCCATCAGGGCATAGAGGCCCATGGCCTTAACGATAATCATGCCCCACTCTATCATTCATCAATGCCGATGATGCGCTCGCTGGTTGCGAAGTAGGGACGCTGCGCGTGATAGCTCGTGGTCATCCACATCCTCTGGCACTTGCTGGGCTTGGGCTTAGGGGCCTCCATGTCCGTCAGGACGATGTGACCGTCGAAGTTGCCCTTGCTGTTGACGTACTCAGTGGGAGCGTTGAAGCAGGTTCCGCCGTACATGTAGCGCTTCTGAGGATGACTCTGGCCCTTCTTCCAAACGAACACCTTGTCCTCTGCGACGCGGGTGTCGAAGGGAATGACGGTGAATGTGGCAAGGTCTGCCAGTTTGTTCAGTTCAGCATAGAAGGCAGCGAGCATGGAGTCAGACACAGAGCCAGACTGGTCGATGCTGACTGCGATGTTGGCAGTGCGATTGACCTTGCGACCTGGGTGGACGTAGGCGTAGCGACGGTTCAGGCGCTTGGGCGTGCTGCGCTTGTTGGCACGCTGCGAGGTCTTGACGAAGTAGCGAAGCACCTTGCGCCAGTCAACCTTGGACGTGAGACGCTCCATGATCTCCTTGCGGCAGGACGCAGAGACGGAGCCCCAGCCCTTGCTGGATGACTCCGAGGCAGCATCCTTCACGGCCTCCTTGAGTCGCTCCTTGGCGATGTCCAGGGCCTCTTGGGCGATCTCATTGGCCTGACCCTCGCCCCACTCGTCATGCGAGTCGAACTGGCCTGCTGCATCAGGATCGAATGGCTGGTCACCGGGTGTGCCTGAGCCTCCGCCCTGACCGTCACCCTCGCCTGGTTCGCCTTGGCCTTGACTCTGCTGTTGCTGCTCCTCGACCTTCTGAATCAGTTTGTCGTAATACCACTCAGCGGTCTTGTCACCGGGCATGTCCTCGAACATAGGACCGCCAGGGATGCAGCACTTCTCAGGCAGATTGTCTGCGCCGATATGATAGTTGATAGAGAGATCTGCTGCGATGTTCCACAGCTTGAACTTCTGCGCCTGCTCAGGCGAAGGCTTGCCCTGCATGACACCGGCTAGCTCATCGGGAAGACGACCAGTGACATGCTCGAAGACGAGGTGATAGAACTCGTGGACCAGCACACCAGCGCGCTGCTTGTCGGTGAGTGGCTCGAAGAAGTCTGGATTGTAGACCATCTCAAAGTAGCCATCCTCGTTGACGCGCACACCAGCGGTCGGGATGGACTTGTTCATCTTTTTCTCGATGCGCCGCGAGAGTGCAGCGAAGAAGGGCTCCGACTGAAGAAGTCGGTAAACATGGTCGTTAAGATTGAAGTCGGACATTGTGTCCTCCGTCGTCGTCGTTGGGTACACAAGCAACATAGGCACGTAACGTGCAGAGTAAATAAAAAAAGCAGCGAAGGGTCGTTTTCTAGCAGAGCGACCGTGCTATCCTGTTTTGGTTTTTTCTTACATTCCGCACACTTACAGGCAAAAAGTGCGGGTCCAATACCTTGGCTCCATCGTCGCTGCTGGGAGCTTTTATAATAAAATCAATAAGTTAGTAGTTATAGCATTTGAAACCTCCATGATTTCAAAGAGTTGAGGCATCTGTGAGCCATGCCTCCCTGCGCCTGAGCCCTATGACTCATTCGACTTGCCAGTCAGGATAGTGACTAGCTTGCCTGCGACCGTCTCGCCATTGTCGGCCTGAGCCTTGTGAAACTTGGTCACGTTGTCGATGTTGCCCTTGCCAAGCACCTGCCACAACTTCATGACAGCCTCGGAGGGGAGCGCTACGAAGTAGTTGGCAAGGTTCTTGCACTGATCATCAGTGAGTGGCTCGTTGAAAGCCTCGACGGACTCCATCTTCTCGATGAGAGCGCAGTGCTCATTGATGTTAAAGTCAGAAGTCTTATTGACCTTGCCATCATCGAGGATCATTTCGACCGTGACCTGTCGCTCGTAGTTCTTCACGAAGTCGTTGAAGGATACAGCAGCCTCGAAACCGACAAAGCCAGTGGCAAGGTGGAAGATGACAGGGTTGTGGTCCTCGACACCGAGCATCCCAGCGGACACGAGACAATCGTTCAGACGCTTCCAAGAACGTCGCGAAGGGTAAACCTTGTTTGGCTCATAGTCCTCGCCATGCTCCAAGTGAGAGCGGTTCTGGTTGATGAAGTCCCAGACCTCAGTGGCCACGTTGCCCTTGGCCCAGTCGAGCCAGTCCTCGGTCGTAGGCTCCACGTCGAAGACGGTCCAGCGGTCAAGCTCCGCAGGGTCCATCTCGCCCACCTGATACTGTGAGCCATGCTCGCCACCGTTGACGGCAGCAATCACGACGGTATCGGGGTGGAGGTAGTTACCGAAAATCTTGCGAGAGTCGGTAAGCTCGAAGATGCCCTGGCGCACCTCTGGAATGGCACGGTCAACCTCATCGAGGAAGAGCAAGCGTGCGTTGTTGCAGCACTCGTCCAGCCAGTCAGGCGCACAAAACGAAGTCACGTCGCCATCCGTGCGAGGAAGGCCAACGAGGTCGCCCTCAGTCATCTGCGATGCGCGACGCTCAACGACAGGAAGATCCATAGTGGATGCAACCTGATAGACAAGCTCAGACTTGCCTACACCGTGACGACCACGGAGCATAAGCGGCTTCTTGACCGCGAGGACATGGGGGGCGACAGAAGTAAAAGTCTTGAAATCGATAGCCATGATAACTCCGTGTCAGGCTAAGGGGAAACATATTTGATGTCGGGCCTTCCGACATAAACAACTTAGGAACCAGTCTAGGCTGGTAAACACTTTTTTTTACTTTCTTGACTTTTTAAGCCAACGCTCCTGAATCGCTACAGTTTCTCCTGCGCCAATGGGCAGGACAGTGTAGGAACGTGAGCCCCTGGTAGCGTGTAAGACATCCGTCTCGACGTCTACTACAAGTACATCCTGGCCTCGGAGGCTCCGCAAGGGAACATTCAACGAGTCACGAATCGTAACCATCGTGCCTACCGCGTAAAGAGGCATCGCAGCGGCGTTTGCCATCGCTCGCTGGACGTACTTGTTCTCAACCATCTTGCGGTATAGCTTTTCAGATGGTATGTAGTTGGGATCATTAAGGATTCTGCTAGCAACATCACCGTAGTAAGGTGGGTTAGCTTTGTAATAGTTCGCAGCAAAGACAAGCATGGTCCGCTTTTCATCATCCCAAGAATCATTCCATGCTTTGCGTGCGGATTGAAAAGCCGGATCGGACTTCTTCTCGATGCGTTGATAAACCTCATGTTGCTTTGCAGTCAGGCGACCCCACTTGTTAGCAGACTCCAGCAAAGAACTTAGGAAGCTGCGCTCCCAGTCGGTCAATGTTGAGACACCTTGTGCGACTGTTTTCTCAATGCGAGCAACAAGCTCAGGATTGTTCTGTCGAGGCTGTCGATTGTAGCGTCGTCCGTAGTGTCCCATGGTCGTCTCCATTGTCCGGGTACGTCTTTAATGTATTCACGAGAAAAAAATAGTAAACACTTTGATCAAAGTTTTTCTAAGTCCTCGACATACATCGAATCCCAGTCCCATCGGCCATTCCACTGGACCCACATAGATTTTAGAGGGCCAGCCAGAAAACAAGGCTCGTCGTGTTCAACGACAAGGCCGACGGCATCGGGAGGAATCTCTGCATTGTTTCTGTAGACCTCTGGGTCGTTCAAAAGTTTAACTAGATCACCGACTTGCACTGATAACCTCACACTCTGACGTGACAAACCAAACTACTTTGTCCTTCTGGGAGCTAAGAACCTGCACGGTGCCACCTTGGTTTGGTCGCGACAGCACAACAGCAACATCACCAAAATACTTAACAATATCACCGACTTTCACTAATGACCTCCAGATCGCACTCAGCAGCATGTACGTCACGCGGATGGTCCAGCATTTTTACACGCCACTCGTCACCCTTCCAATCGTAACGGTGGTAACTCTGAACTAGCACACCCAGCTTTGTGCCATGGTGCTTTGTTTTTACGCTAACTAAATCACCGACTTTCATTTTGTTGGCCCTCTCCGTCCGTGGCCCACTCGTAGCGGATAATCCGGCTACTACCACATGCGTAACAGTTGGCTGAACAAGCCGACCGCGTAGCGCCAGGTTTGTTGATGTACTTGCAGCCGCACGAGCCGCAGTAGTAGTTATAGGTTGGCTTGGGGGGTTTCATTGACCAATCAAACATTAGAGCACCTCTAGGTCACTGCGAGCTAGCCACCATGGCTTGGCAAGTGGATTTTGTGAATGTATTCCAGCCGGTTGAACGATGCACTCGATGCCTACTGTCTTTGTCACTAGGCCAATCATACCTGCCGCCTCTTCGTTAGGATAGTCTTTTCTAATCCTTACTAGGTCGCCAAGGCGTGGTTTCGGGGGTCGTCCTTCCATGTTGATACCATAGGAACAAATAATGCAGAGTAAACATTAAAAAGAAATACCTCTGGAAATGTAAATGTTATCAAAGCCATAGCCACGGACTTCGTTGTCGTCCATATCTTCACCTATGCGAACAAAGCGGAACATCTCGGAGGGGATAGGAGCGTCGTCATTAGACGGTATACCAAACTCGTCGAGTTCATCACTCTCCATGGCCTCGATTAGCTTGTTAAGCATCTCGATCTCTGGGAAGCTGTCGTACCACTTGATATGGTCCCAGCGCATCAGCCAGTTGCCTTTGCCGTCATAGTCAGTATCGAGGTTGTCAACATGCTGAGTGCATAGTTTCTGTGTCTCTTCGCATTTTGCGAAAGCAGCCATCAAAGCCGGTACAATCTCTGCATCGATTGCCAGTATCACTTCAGATCTATATCCCATTTACCATGCTCCATTGTATTCCCAGCAGAAGTCATTACCCCACTGGCACCATTCTTCATACCATCCATCAACGTACCAAACACAACATGTTGTGTTGTCACTGTACCAATCGCACCACTCAGGCACATCGATATATGGCTCGTCATAGCAACTTTCGTAATAAACTTCAACAGTTGTAGAATATCCTGAGTTGCTGTATGTCGCTGGGCCGCACGTCCTGTTTGTTCCCGGCCCACAGTTCTTGTCTACATGCCAATCAAGCGTGCAACAAGACAACAGTAGGCACAGGATTCCGAGAGTAAAGTATTTCATCTTCGATCCTCCCACAATCTCCAGCCTGCTTTTGTGATGGCGTCTTCGCTGCCTCTCTGCTTCTTGTGCGAGGCGAAGACCTCGGTGCCATCAGGCATACGGATGAGGTACTGAGAGCCTCGGACGTGCTCTACTACGAGCGCTCCCTCAAAGCCTTTCTGGGTAATGAGCGAGCCAACGAGGGCCTGACGCTCGCGGGCAAACTGCGCCCTGTCTTCAGCGGATAGCCGCCGGTTCCTTGTTTTGTCTCTACGTCTCACGCTTTTTTCTCCGGGTAAAATCGGTAGACAAGACGCCAGTGCCGGCCGCGTTCCTGCTTGGTGGCATCGTCCCAATAGAGAGACGGGCTAGCGTCTTCATCCCAAACAGCGGACGCATACTGAAGAGAGTAGTCGTTGTCTTGTCGCTTAAAGATCTGAACGGCGATATTCTCCATAACCACTTGACCTGCATCGAATGTGTCAGTGACAAGTGAGCCAAACCTTGGGTGGTTAATATCGGGGTTAAATCGTGTCATCGAAGTCGTCCTCTTTGTCGTCCTCTGAAACTATAGGAACGACATCATGTAGAGTAAACCTGTCATCATCAGAAAAAACCAAATCGACTTCGCGATCTCCACCAACATCTCGTTTCTGCTCATCTTTTTTTCCTGTGCTGGAAATGTAATACCACTCTCTACCCATTCTTCAGCAACTTAACTTCCCAGCATTGAAGTTTGTCAGGGTTGTCTTTATTCCTTCGCCATTGAGGCGGCTCAAACCAATGAACATATAGATCATATCGAGCCTGCTTCTTACCTCCAAGCACCCTAGCATAATGCTCTCCCAAAACGTACTCTTTGTGAAGAACCATGCCAAGTGTTCGACATGGCTCGGGGGCGAAAGCCTCAGTCACCATCGCACCGGGCTTAAGTCGCTTACACTCTTTCATGTTCATGGTGCTATGAACTTCTCCTTGTCCTCGGAAAAGGAATCAGGGGCAGCGCTATGCTGAAGCATAATGTATTTAATCTCTTTTTTAACATCTTCCAAGGCGAAAGAAAGAGAATCGTGTAGCTTTTGGAGGTTTCGCAACCTCTGTTGGTCATCAATCATGTTGTCTCCTGTGTGTAACGTAGGCACCTTGCAGCGTGAGTAAAAAACTTTTATAACAAAATCCAAAAACCAACATGCCATGCCACCACCAAACCAAACAAGCTAGCCACTGGCAACAGGTACGTAGGACGTGTGCGTGCTAGAAAATCTATGGCTACACTAAACACAGTGAACTTCACGAAGACAAAGAACAGCGGGCTCACCTGTAGAGTCCAGGCCATTATGGGGTTTGCCTCTTCAACACCTCTGGATACAGCGTACAAAGTCAGCGTTGCATCAAGAAGGTTCAAAACATGGCACAATATCAGCCAAGACCTTCTTTTTAACCAACCAAGCATCCTATAAGTAACTATAGGACGCGCAGGTTTATGCAGGCGACACTACAAAAAAACTCTTGGCTGGCTTCCACTCATCAGGCTCATCGGCTGTAACAATGAACGGACCTTTAGCATAGCCCAGCTTCGCAGTCGTTTGAACGACCAGCTTGGCTGGTAAAATATTCACATGGTTTTGATAAGCCTTGCTCATCACCAGATCTCCAGCTTTCATGGTGCCTCCAGGTAGACAAGGCCCGGTGGCAAGTCACCAGAAACTATGCCGCCGTGCTTCGCAACAACATTGAGTACGACTTCCGATGGCACCCAGCCGTAGACAGTCTCAGTTGGTTTTGACGGGTCTTCGGCGTAACTACTCAAAAGAGATTCAGGGCTGCTTGGAAACCCAACCTCAACCTCTTCGTAAGCTGAAGCATTGTCAACTCTCGGCTGACAATAGTTGAAGCTGCTGGCTTGCACACTCATGCTAAATCCGTCAGCGCACTCGATTCTTTTATTCTTGCTCATTTATAATCTCCAGCCATGCCGCGCTGTTCCATGAATAATCAGGGCATCCAGTCGGCGGGTTAATCCAATGTACTCTGTAATCGCAACCGGGAGGGGCCTCCGGGTCACGAACTTTCACTTCTACTATAAGACCCAAACCGCTTCGGTCAAGGGCGTGTGTGTTATTTACTAAATCACCGACTTTCACTGACAACCCTTATGCTTATGGGTGAATAGTTACTGACGTCTTCAATCTCTCCATCATCGAGCCACTGAACTAACGTCGCCCACTCACTGGCTTCAATAACCAGACCAATGTATTTATTAAACTCAATCAAATCACCGACTTTCATGACTCTCCACCGCTGAGTAATCGCAGTAAATCATGCTCTCCTCTTTGGGAAACTCAATCAGCATGGTGCCCTGGTTGGCATAGAACCTCACAATCTTACCGGCACCATATTCCTCTCTGCCTTTTACTGTAACAATATCACCTACTTTCATTGATAACCTCCAGCTCTGGCCCATCGTACCAGTACATGTCGCAGTTCTCGCGAGACCATTTAACTTGATAGAAGAGAGTGCCGTCTCTATTCGTATTTTTAGCCACTATAATGCCCGCGCCCAGCGAGAGCCTAACCAAAACATCAGTACGCAAAACCAAATCACCGACTTTCATTTATCTTCTCTTCTTTCTGCTTTCGAGTCAGACGCTTGAAGCTGTTCTCAGCCTTCATGGCTGATGAACGATCAGGATGGGGCTCTAACAAAACAATCTTCGTGGGCCTTCTTCTTCTAGTATACTTCGCGCCACGCTTTGTATGATTGTGCTCGTGTAGCCTTCTTTCTGTGTCCGTCGTTACACCAGCATAATAAGAACCATCAGCACAGAGTAAAACATAAAAGTGCCAACTACTTGTTTTCACTAATCAACTCCAGCTCTTTTGTGCTGTGAAATGAAAAGTCAGTGTTGCTCCACACAATCTTATGCGAGGTAAAGCCCTCTTCAGGATAATCTTGGGTGGACACAACGATGCCTATCCCATAGTCAACACCCTTTATTTGGTAGTCCTCTTTTAATCTAACAACATCACCGACTTTCACTGATCAACTCCACCTCAAGCTCATCATGCCAGGTGCGCTCGCTTAAGTCGAACCAGTAGACCTCGATATAAGGCGTGCCAGCATCGGACTCATATAAGTCAAGAACAATACCCTTGCGACTGTTAAGATGTCTTTTACCCTCAACCAAGTCTCCAGCGTTTATTCTAGCCACCGAGGGGCACCATCACTTGATGGTCATACTCTGAATGAAGTGTACTGTGCCAGCCAGATTGGTCTGGATGGATGTACCATTCGACATAGTACGGCTCATTTGAACCAATGTTCTTGTCCATTACCATGCCTATGTCTCCATCAAGCAAGTACAAAACCAAGTCTCCAATGTCAAACTGTTGTTCCATTAGTCAATGTCCACAGACTCGACATAACTTTTTCGCCAGCAGCCATCAAAAGTATTTCGCCACTTAACGCCGCCATCGTAGCACTTAATGTAGACGTAATCTGGACCCCAGTCTTCGTCAGCAGGATTCTCAAGCACACAAGGATTCGCGTAATCGCTAAGATACTCAGTGCCTCGCTCCTGAAGGATGCGGAAACCACCTTGCGGAGCGGCGATAAGAACATGTGTAAGTAAGATGTCCTTGTCAATCGCTGTCAGCGTTGGAAACATATGACTAGGATAGCCATCGTAGTGGCAGTAAGTGCCAACATATGTCCCCGGCTCTGTTTCAACATAGACATTTGAACGTGTTCCCATCATCCTTTCTCCGTCTTAAAGACATCCATAAAACCCACCCTATCCCGCCGCGTTCATTCACGGCTCATTCCAGTACCCACATCATAGGGACGACAATCTATGATGTAAAGGTTTTTTATTTGGGATCAACAATATTGTTTGTGACCCACTTTCTTAGCTTCTTTTTGTCATTGAAGTTGTCGTCAGTTAGCAGATGGCTCTCCCTGACGTCTACGCCAGAGAGAAGCATACACGAGCGACTAGAAGCATTGGTGTACCATTCGTTCTCTGGAATGTCGTTGATGTTAATATATTCCGCAGGGATGTAACACATCCCTCCAGTCGCAGGACGTCCCCCCCACTGATCTTCGTGAGGGACAACATACTGATAGGAAACAGCTTGGCATCCGTAAAAGTAACTATCCTTGGATATTACGTGGCCTGGGGCGATATCCCCGATTCGGATCTCATCGACAACAGCCAAGATCTTCTGCTCTTCGTTTCCAACATTGATGAGTGCTCCTGGGCCGAATCCATCGATGACCATGCGCTCAACAATGCGCTTTCGTGCATCGATTGTAGCAGCCAGTGCTTCATCAACCTTTTCTATGCGATGGGGGCACGTGCGTCGGGTATGACCAGGCTCGTTGCAGTATCCGCATTTACGGTTCTTGCCACGACTCTCCATTTTCTGAAGCTGATCTATGCTGTGTCGAAGATAGCGCTCAGTATTCCTGACCTGATAATCATCAGCAGGTCGGTCTGTTTCAGCTAACTCTTTTGTGTAGCGTTCGATGTTGTTTTTGAGATCTTTTTTACGTTTCGGGCAAGCACTTTGATTGTGGCCCTTCTCGTAGCAATATCCGCAGCGCACTGTGCGCTTCCAGTTTCCATCCTCGTCAGTTATGTAAGCCATTGTCGTCCTCCTGTGTCTTACAACTTTACTATAGTTACCTCAAATCGAGAGTAAACTGTAATGACCCTTTTTTATTTTCATTTTTAATGGGAGTCGTGAGCACGTATTCCAGCATGTCAACATGTTCCGTGCCCCGCTCACCCTTATCATTGGTGTAGGAAACATACGTAGTACGATCACCACCCCAAGCTATAGATCTTGATCCTTCCTCACTTAAAGCTATAACTAGCTCAAACAACTCGCGCTCATACATCGTGTACTGCAATTGCCCATCATCATCTTCGTGCCAAAAGTCTTCACCAAGAAGAACAAAGAACTTTTCAGTCATATCATATGCCTCAACCTCGCGCTCTTGGTAGCACACTTCAGACCACGCCTCCAAGTTGCCACAATCTGTGTCAACATAGAACTCCACCCAGCCCTCTGGGAGAGTTCTATGTTTTAGCCTGGGGTCGTGCTCGCGCCAGTATAGATAGAATCCCTCATGAGCATAGTCGAGAAAGTCATTACAAAAATGTTCGATGATTTTCCTCGCCATTTCTATTCCGTGTTTGGGCTTAAAGCAGTAAGCTGATAAGTTTGGCATGTCGTCCTCCTGTCAACACCATAGGGACAAAAATCGGCTGGTAAACAAAAAACTATCGGCCCAAATCCCGCGCCATGGCACTGCTGCTGACGTACATGTACGCTCCCTTATTGTAAGCTGGGGCTATGCATCTGGATTTGCGTAGGATTTCACGCTCTGCGTTTCCTTGACCACAGTCCAGGCAGGTTTTATATCCAAGCGCTGCTCGCTTTGGGTTGTACTCTTCGCCGCACTCAATACACTCTGGTTTCATATCGCTGTTCCTAAAGTTATATTAAAAATCACAATCAGTTTCGTAAGACTCATCAGGCACTCGTTGAAGCTGAGATTCATGATACCATGCTTGGGATCCAGATGATTGAGAATCAAGCCACAGAATCTTGTGAGATTTCTCTTGCTTCATGGAGCTTGTAATGACCCCAAGCGTGCTAGGAATGACCTCTCCAGCCAATCTCAAATAAACCAAGTCGCCTGTTAAAAATGATGTTTGCATTTTGACCTCCTGTTGTCACAATAACAATAGGTACACACACATACGAGTAAACACTAAAACGTGCGGGCGAGCAAAAAACTTTAACGATCTTGCATCTTTTCAACAGCCTCAAAAGTCTCTTGTAGCAACTTGAGGGCAAGATTTGATTGAGAGGTTTGCTCCACCATCTTTGTCAAAGATTCTAGTGCTTCGCCCACCTCCTCCATGTTTTTTTTCATGGATGCTATAACCTTATCCAAGATTGCATATGGTTCGTCTTCGCAGTGCGATTTTAAGTGCAAAAAATCCTGTGTGCTCATCCCGCTGTATCCCATGTCTGGGTAGGCGTGGTCGCCCTCTTTGCGTTCGGAACCAGCAGGAGGAAGTTTGTGAGTTTCTTGTTGGGCATCAACAACTTCGGGCGTTGGTCTAACTGCCCTTGAGCTTACGCCGGATCCGATTGATTTAACAGACATTCTTTCTTTACCTACTTTTTTCTTTTCTGCATATCCTGATAGTGGAAGATACATGATATAATAAATAGTTTAGGTAAAAAAAATCTATGAGTTGGAGAGTTCTAGACAGCTAAAGAGCGCTTTTAGCTCTCGCTCTGGGTCGACTTTTGTGAGTTCATCAACACGATAAGTATAGCGATAAAAATCTTTGCCACGAAGCTGCGATAAGAAATCCATAGCCCTATTGTAGCAACCATCGTTAACCCAGTCAACCTTAAAATGAGCCCATCCGTTTTTTTCGACACGCTCGCTTATGACACCATATCTCCTGATGCCTTGATAGTCCTGAAAGACTACATCTTTAACATTCATTTAATCCTCTCGCGATGCTTTAGTAACTTCAATCTGGTCAAACCATACAACAACGTCCATGTTAGAGAGTGTGTAATACGCGCCCTTGTACGGCGACGCACCTTCGGGCAAAATACTTTTACTAGACCAGTTCTCTGGAATCGCCCCTGCGATACTCCGTAGCATCCAATCAAAATCTATACTGGCTGGTATGCCTGGATATCTCATGGCCTTCTGCTTCAAGCCTAGTTCGTCAGATCTCATGTCATAAATGTCGCTTGTGCGCACCTTTGTTGTGTAGAGAGTTGCACCCTCCTTAACTATAGGCTCCGCATGATCAAGGTTAACGTAAAAAAATATGCGCGGCAGAGATGAGGCATTGAAATCATTTCTAGTGTAGGCATTGTGCTCTAAAAAACGATCAGGATCCAATGCAAGAGAAGGCTTGTCGGCTTTAGAGTAATGATACAGAGTTATCTGTCCATTATCCTCGTATGCGTCAAGCGCCTCCGCGAGCAAAAAATTGCGCCACTTAGAAAGTATACTCCTCATGTTATTAAGTAGTTTCATTTTCTCTTGTTGTGGTCCAAATAATACTTTCTATCAAAAACTGCATATGAGGATGTCATGTACGCCTCAACTTCTTTTTTCGTGACGTCAAAACCTTGAGCCTCCATGGCCTCAACAATATCCTTAACAGCATCTTTTGGTGGGGTATAATAATCTTTCTGTGATTTGATAAGTTTTCTGTAACCCTTGATTCTGTCTTGCTTATACTTTGAAAATAAAAGTTTATTGCCCTTCATTTGAAGCCCTCTGTTTATGTTGTGTTTTCATTTTTAGATACCGTTCGTTTTCCCTTGCCTCTTTCCAGCAGGCATAAAATATCCTCGCGCTATCTGCTTTCTCACAAGTCATGGCATCAGGCTCTTGAGGGATTATCGAACGGTCTTTAGCATATTTTTTACCATCACGATGGTTTGCATATCTTCTAGCCCTAGTAAAGCCCATGTGTAAAAATTTTTTGGCCATGTCTGCACCAACAAAATCATCATCGTCTAAAAAACTATAAAACATTTTTAGAATCGTCTGACTGCTAGCCCTTGCCTCTGGTACAGTTTTAAATCTCCAGTGCGCACATATCTCTGACTTGTAGGGCTCGCATATTAAAACACCCTGCTGGCCCCTGCCAATATTATAAAGATGGGGGCTCTCACGGTAGTTAACGCTGGGGTTCCACTTTTTAAAATACTCTTCATTCATTGTGTGGTGCTCCAACTATAAACAAAACTTAGACACAATGTACGCCACTGCCGAAAGACAGCCGCACACACTAAGAAAAAAAATCGTGCGCTCGGCTTTTTCTATATGTTGCTTAAATTCACTCATGTTTTACCTCGTTTTTTTCTTGGCAAATACGGCCTAATACAGTGTGCAAAAATCCAGTATGCAGAATTAAAAAACTGTTTTAATATTGGTAGCTTAGTAATCGCAACAGTTTTTTTGAATCCCATTTTTTCATACATGAGACGAAATGTGTCAGCACCAACTGTGAGCTTGCCATCAAACTCTCCTACCATTTCTGTTTCAAAGTCGCCTTTCTTGTTGAAGTTAGGATCACTGATGTCAACAAACTTGATACCACATGCTTCGCCTCGTTTTCGTACCGCATTTATTTCTAGTGAGCAGACATAACAACTCTCATCATAATATACCTTATGACTCATAGTTTTTGTATTAGCGATGCCTGGTGGCGTCATTATTTACTCCCGGAAATAGTTTGCAAGACCCATGAGAGTTGGAGCCCAAAGTCCTACAAAGATGCCGAAGCGCTCTGCATGTGCGGGATCACCATCAACGGTCATCCACACTCCGATACTCGCCACAACGGACGCTAGCGAAGCAATAAAAAAGGTTGTTGCTACATTGTTATTTTTCTTTTGTTCTAGCATTTTTTTCTCCTATTAGTAAAAATGTGGCACGCCCGACAGGGTTCGAACCTGTGACCTACGGCTTAGAAGGCCGTTGCTCTATCCAGCTGAGCTACGGGCGCATATTAGTTTATAGCGAGGTAGGACACGAGACACGCAAACCACCCGGATAAAATAAGTGTCGTTAACAAAACATCTGCTGAGTTTTCAGTGGTTTTGTGATTGAATCTTCTCTTTAAAAATCTTTTAATCTTCATGCTGCCTCCAAAAGTTCACGCATTTTGTACAAGCCAATTTCTTTGTGCTTGCACTCCAACATAACATCCAAATCAAGATCGTAAAGATTAATCGGTGTCCAGTATGAATCAGAGTGTGCATTAGCTCTGATCTTTGGATCATTATGCTCAACGGACCTAGATTGAGAATAATGCACAACAGGGCGAATATCTCCCCATGTTGTACATGCAGTCAGCAGTGCCTCTTCTTCATCTTGTCCCCCATCACAAAACTTGTGGTGATGATAGTCAAAAACAATCGGGATACCAATACGACTGTACACGTCATCATAGAGTTCTTTGGTAGAATACAAACTAGGCTTATCGTCATTCTCAACTGTTAGTCGACTACGCACCGCATCAGACAACCGCTCAAAATTACGACAAAAATTATCGATAGCCATTGGCTTGTTGTTGTAGTGTGCGCCGACGTGAATATTGATCTTCGCATAAGGAGTCCGTGGAAGCCCCATTAGATCAAATATTTTGCCGTGGTTCTCAAGGTCAACGATTGTATTAGTTACAACGTGAGGGGTTGGACTAGTCAACTTGTTAAAGGGGCCAGGGTGAGTTGTAATACGCTGACCATATAACTTCGCCAACGCACCTGCTCGCTGAAGGGATGCAGCGATGGCTGTGAAGTCAGGAAGATCCTCAAGGTTATACTCACTGTGCCATGGCGCAATATCAGAAGACATGCGATAAAACTTAATGTTGTTATCTTGATTCCACTGAATGATTCTTTCAAGATCCAGGCAGTTTTGTAGTGTTAGCTCTGAAGCATAAGGTAGACCCTTGGCGTCAAAAGTCTTACGAATCATTGAGCGATTTGTAGTAACTCTCTTAGACTTGGGTTGATTACTCAAACCCATATTAATACATGCATATCCTAAGTTGTACATAGTTCTCCTTGTTTGGTGGGCTCTCTCGGACTCGAACCGAGGACTACCCCGTTATGAGCGGGGGGCTCTAACCAACTGAGCTAAGAGCCCGTGTATAATACTGCGCAGGCAGGGCTCGAACCTGCGACCCGGTGGTTAACAGCCACCTGCTCTACCAACTGAGCTACTGCGCATTGTAATGGTAGCCGAGGCGGGACTCGAACCCGCAAGCCCAATACGGGCGACAGATTTTAAGTCTGTTGTGTATGCCAATTCCACCACTCGGCCAAAGTGGGCGCAAAGCGCCCGGTGGATTAAGGGACTTCAGGATTGAAAAACTGAGAGCCTGGATCAGGATTGCTCCTGAAGCTGGTTGGATCCTCGTCCAACTGCTCAACATTTTCGTCGTCCTCGACGTCAACACCTTCCTCAACATCTACCTCGACATCCACCTCCGTGTCTTGCTCTACATCAAATGTAGTAACATCTTCCACGGGGTCAACAACATCTGTGGCAGAAACATCGTCTGGCACATCTGCTTGACCTTCCTCAACAGTCACATCGTCGGTAGAGACGACATAAGTGTCTTCCTCGCTGCAACCATGCAGCATCATCAGCACTAGTGCTGCTAGCAATAACTTCATAAGACCTCCTTTTTCTATGAAATTAATTTAATTCCTATCTCGTAGCTGTTCTGATGATACCCAGTGTGCCTGTTTTTCTCCAGTCCACAAAACCTTACAGTATTGCGCACCAAATCTCACCTTTGTATCAACAACAACACCAACGGAGTTATATCTCCTAGCGGAGACAAGCTCACCTAATTTAAACATAAAACTTAACCTTTTGAAGCTATTAAGTTCTGAAGAGCATTTCTGATTTTGTCTATAGATTTCAACCGAGACTTAACACTACCCGCCTCATGCTCAATCGACTGACGTAAAAGATAAAGCTCTTTCAGTGCTTCATTAATAACTGCGTCGCTCTTGTCTGGAACATACACTCTCATGCAACTTGATCCTTGTCTACACCTCGATAATTATGACTGTTTCGTCATCTTGATTTTCTTTTTCTTTCTGTTCCTCAAGCCACTTTTCATATTGTTGACGCTGGACCCATGGATCAGATGAGGGGAGAGGGATCTGTAGAAAAGGTCGCTCTTCGTTCACTTGCCCTGTCCCCTGTATGGTTTTTTCTTGGTGCGAAATTTTGATGGAGTAGAGCCAGTTGTTCCTCCGCCTTTGTTCCAAGTTTTGGAAAATTTTCCATCACCAATGCTGGTTTTCTTTTTGCTAGTTGCTTTTTTAGTTTTAGATTTTGCCATTATTAATCTCCAAGTCATCTACGGCTCTATCGAACATAGTCACACCATTTAAATGGTCAATCTCATGCTGCACACAAACACACTCCAAAGCGTTTTTTTCAAAAGAAAACATATATTGTTTTGAACCGGCGCATGAAACGACTATGTTTGTCCATCTCTCGGTGATTACAACTTTGCCAGGGAACGAAAGACATCCTTCTTGAAAATAACTTTTTCCAAACTTGCCCACAATTTTAGGATTAATTAAAACTATTGGTCGATCGACATTTACAACACAAACTCTTTTGTTAATGCCTACTTGGTTTGCCGCCAGGCCAACACCATCATTTGTTTTGGCTAGCATTTCTAATAATCTCTCTCCTATTATGTTGCCCTCTCGTGCTCCACAAGGTTTACATTCTTTTCTAAGTTCTTTTTCGTTTGTTACAAACAAGGCTGTCGTCCCCCTATACTAACTAGCTAACCTCTTAGTAGGAACGACAAACTTTGAACAATAAAATGAAAAACTAGCCAATATAACTCCTGCAAATACGTCTGCAATAAAATGTTGCTTGAGTAATAAAGTTGACATTATGATCCCTAGCGACCAAAGAAAGCACACCCTGCCCATCCAAGGCTCTTGCTTTATCCATTGAGTGCTGATGGCAGATAGAAACATCAGCCATGCAAATGCCACATGACCAGACGGACATGTATTGTGAGCAAAATCTATCTCTTGAGTCAGCACCAAAAACGAGCTTGAAAAATCACTAGCTAACACTTCGGGCCTGGGATACTCTATGGGTAATAGCACAAAACAAACAAACATCACTGCGCTTGAGGCTAAACAGCTCACAACAGTTCTCCAGAAAACACTAGCTTGTTTTATCATAAATACCATTACAAGTAGTATGTAAAGAGGCAGCGAGTGATATATCCAGATAAATTCTGTCATCAAAGGTATCCATCTATCAGCTTCCAACAACAAAGTTAGACTGGCCGCGTCGACCATGCGCTGAATTAGAAAATACCCTGATAGAAAAAATACGAATACAAGTGCGGTATAAAAAGACTTCTTCTTCAGGCTCATTAATGCTTCCAATAGTGCAAATATTGATGCAAGTGCGTAAATGTTTACACACCTACATCAATAATTATAACAACATATTGGAAAAGTAAATATTAATTACTTAATTTCAATATTAAGTGGCTTTGCTTCTTCTTTCCTAGGCAGAGTCAAGGTCAAAAGACCATTGCTAAAATCTGCTGTGGTTTGACTCAGATTTAAATTATTGTCGTAATTTACATAAGTCTTAGTAAAGCTACGTCTGGCGATTCTACGATTAGTATCGGCCCGAGCGCCCCTATCAGCACTCACAGTAATACTGTTTTTCTCTGGTTTAATTTCAACCTGCAAATCGTCTTTGGTAAAGCCAGCCAACGCAAACTCCATGACAGTATCTCCAATATCATTTTGATAAATATCTGCAACTGGATATCCCTGCGTTGTTCTGTTTAGAAGGGTAGGAAAATCCATAGCCTCAAACAGATCATCAAATACGCCTCTTCCAATAAGGCTAGGTCTATAAGTAGTAAGTGTGGTAGTCATAATATTTCTCCTTTTTAAGCAAGACTATTGTTCTGGGCCTTATTTAGCACCCGGAACAATCTAACAGTAAGCACCTAAAAAACACGGTCAACCCAAAAAATTAATTTTCTTGTAATGAAACAGACATTTTCCTAAGCTCACTAGAGGCAGCGTGCTTAGATATTACAAGGGACTGAAGTATGTTTAGTGTGGTCTCCGTAACAATAAATTGCTTGTCCTCAGTCAGTACCGCTGTGTCTATCTCTTTTTCAATCAATTTAGTAATGCTGTAGTTTGTCCAGAACACCTCACTTAAAAGAAAAGATATGTATTCATTTTGACTTTCTAAATCAAGATACATGGCAAGAAGCTCTCTAGCCACATCTCTATCATCTTGCGCACTGTCAAGCATTTCATACACTGCTTCGACACTAAAGGTGTAAATTTTTTGTGACTCTTCACTCATCTAAATACTCAACAAGATCAGTGTACCCACCAACAAACTGAATGTTTTTAGCTTTGCTAGAAAAAACCATAGGAACTGTACTGTGTTCATACGCAAGCTTCACGTGCTCTAAAACATCTTGTGCACCATCGAAGGGAACCACATTGTATTCTTTGCCAGCTTTTGTTAGTAAGTCTTCTGCCTTATGGCAAAAGGGACAATCAATTTTAACGTACAGAATAAATTTTTCCATGACTTATTCCCCAAGCTTGGAAACAACAATGTTTGGGTGACCAACAACAGAAAAATACGATGAATGATTATTTGAGCTAACATAGACTCTGGAAAATGTTGCTCTGTTGTCTAAGCCTTTAATTAATGGTTTTTTAATATTTTCGTTGTTTAAGGCAGCGTCCTCCTCAACCTTAGTAACATATGTCGGATTGATCCAAACATCTTTAAAAATATATTGCTTGTCGACAACTGGGCCGTCCGTCTCGTTACGAGTAATGGAAACCGTAGTTGTGTTAATTTGTGTTAGTTTAATCATGTAACCCTCTTAAATGTTTTTTTTCAATTAACCAATTTTTATTTTCATGAAGAACTTTAACCTTTTGGCCCATGTCCTCCAAAAGAATAACACTAGCAGGCTTATTAAGCTTTATAAAGCTTTGAACCGTGTCATCAATGCCTGTCTTGAGCATATACGTCTCTGCTGGGACATATATTAAATCAAACTCTTTCATCCAAACCCTCCTTAGGAACCTCTGATGCCGAGTCCTCAAGCGCTGAAACATAGCCTGCAGCAAGATTTTGTGCATTTTCAAAAATGTCATCAACATCAGACATCACTAGTCTCTGACTGGATATTTGCTGAGCTAGCTCAGATGGATCAAGGTAATTAAATTTGAACTTACTTATAGACTCAAGTTTATATTTTGCTTCCCTTAGCAAATCTACGATAAGGTCAGGTATATCGTTAAGATCTTTAGTAATTGTTATTTTAGCTTTCATTTTGCTCCTGAATAATGCACGTGGCGGTTGTGAGAAGAGTCGACACAACGGACACTGCATTTTTTAGAGCAGTGATTGTTACCTTTGCTGGGTCTATGATGCCCTCTTCAAACATATCAACCACTTTATTAGTAACAAAATTATATCCATAGTTGCTGGATTTCTTCCTTTTGTTCTGCCTCATCACAGAATCAATCACAAGGTCTGGACTAACACCACAGTTTTTTGATATTTGAGTGATTGGAGCCAGCATAGCTTTTTTTAAAACTTCACGCCCGAATGACTCCGAGTTGTTTAAATTCTTTGGCAAGAAACTAATGCAACTCACAAGAGCAGCGCCACCCCCTGGCACAATCCCAGAGCTTTGCGCGGCGCGCACGGCCTCCAGGGCGTCTTCTATGCGGTGCTTTTTCTCCACCATCTCGACCTCACTAGCGGCTCCTACTTCTATTATAGCAACGCCACTTTGAAGTCTTGATATTCTGTGCTGGAGTCTTTTGCACTCTCTCATGTCTTCCGTTTGCTTTATCTCAGATTTAATCGACTCAATTCTTTCTTCAATTAGCTCCCAGTCTCCATTCCCATCAACAATTGTGGTACTGTTCTTTTGAACCTCAATTGTCTTAGCCTTGCCAAGGTGCTTTAGTTTTAAATCTTCAAGCTTTGGTGACGACCCTCGTGTAACAAAAGTAGCACCGACAGCCATGGCCAAGTCAGAAAGAATCTCCTTTCTTTCCCGGCCAAATCCAGGCGCCTTTACTGCGGCAACCCTCATTGAGCCTCTAACTGTATTCATAATCAAAGCAGCTAGCGCTTGTTCCTCTACTGACTCTGCAACAATAATTAAAGGACGGTCCTCTCTTGCCACTTGCTCCAGCACTGGTAATATTTGAGCTACTTGAGTAATCTTTTCTTCAGTAACTAAAATAAAAGCCTCTGAATATTCTACCGTGTTCTTTCTTTTGTTAGTTACAAACGCCTGCGCAGCATAGCCACCATCAAATTTAAATCCCTCGACTAAATTTAATTTAGTATCTTCAGTGCGGCCAGCTACAACAGACACCACACCCTCATGTCCAGCTTGATCGGCAGCAGTGGCAATAAGATTTCCAATTGCTTCATCGTTGTTGGCAGACACGGTTGCAACGTTTTTTATTTCTTCAAAACTCTCAACAGGCTGTGATATTTTATTTAGTCTAGATATAATTGACTCAAGTGATTTCTCCATGCCCTTCTTTATCTGAAGCGGGTCATGACCAGCTCTTATATACTTTTGAGCTTCGTTGAAAATCTCGCGAGCTAACACCGTCGATGTTGTTGTACCATCGCCAGCAGAACTATTTGTGTTGTCAGCAACCTCTTTCAAGACCTCTGCCGCGGCATCTTCAAATAAATCATCAGTTGAAAAAAACTTGGCAACAGTTACGCCATCTTTCGTAATTACAGGCTTTCCGCCTGCTCTTAGCATAACATTTCGACCTCTAGGCCCTAATGTAACAGCGACGCAATCTGCTAACTTATTAACGCCGCTTGATAGTTTCTCCTGAAGTTGCTCTTCAGAAAGACAATGCTTTTTCATAATACACCTCGTCATGAAAATATAAGCAAATATAACATTAAGTCAATAGCTGTGTTAAGATTTATTACAGTTATTATTATCTTTCAACGCCACTGACTTCTTGAGTTTTTCTCTCAATATTGTCTGCTGCTGTCATGGCAGTTTTTGCCTTTTGCTCATCTTTAGGAGACATGCCGCCAGCAAAGTAAGTTTTAATATTGGTTGTTAAAAGCTGTAAATTGCTAAAGATATCAAATATGTTTTTGTTTAAGATAGACACGACCTGATCAAGCATTTTCTGAATTTCGTCCGTCCCAATTCGAATTTCTCCAATAAACGCTGGAGTGTCTCCACCAGCACCACCGCGTGCGTTTGCTGACGGGATTGATGTTGGATCGTAAGTGTGAATATTTTTTACCATGTTTCCTGTCAAATTAAAATGACCAGCATGCTGCCTACTGCTACCAACAAAACCTAGCGTTTGTTGAAGCGCCTCGATTCGCTGCTCATTTGTCTGAAGGCCGTTATAAAAATCAACGGAAGCCTGTACCAATTCCTTATCAGACCCTACAAGATATTGACGTTTAATTTCTGCGTCTCTTCTTTGTTGTTGCATTGTTTGAGAGTATTTCATACGAAGATCATTGTTTGCAGCTATCAACACAAGAGCTAAGGATTTAATTTTTTCTCTCGGAGTGTCATCTGGAAACAAATCTTGATCAAGCATTAACTTGTCTATGACTTTTTTCTGTCCCATCTTTGTTGCTCCGCGCTCGATATTAGGAGTTGTACCCTCCCAGATATCTGTGGCCTTGCCATAATCTAAAGCAGTAAAGAGTTTTTCATAATTAAAGCCACCAATAATCTTCTCTATTTCAACTTCTTTAAGTCTAGCAATCGCCAGTTCTTGAAACTCTGCTGCAGCTGCTTGTGGGCTGGGAAACGTTCCCCCAACTGGCAGACCTGTAGCCACATCCGGCTCGGCTCCTGAAATGTAGCTAGCTGGCAATATAATATTCCTCCTTGAGTTCTTGCTTGATTTAGACAGAATATTAAATAAATTTTCAATCGTGAAGTCAAAACGATAAAACTTGATTGACCCAACTTGCCCTTTTATTTTAGTGATCTCACCCTGTTCTCCAACTTCAGTCGCCAGCTTCTTCATGCACACAATGTATTGCATGCTACCACCTTCTTTTGAGAGATCGCCAATTAGATCACGATAACTACCGCCTACTTCAACAGACTCCTCGGCGTAAAGTTTAAGAGAAATGGGAACGCCAGAGCTATCCATGAGGTCAGCGATTGTATTACTATTCGTTGGCACCTGCTTGCCGCCTAACATCACAGCCAGGAAGGCTTCAAAATTAAATCCTGCTGAAGCGGCATTAAAGTTAGTTAAAACCTTGGTAAGTGTTTTATAGAAAACCAGATAAGATAGAACAGCAGATATTTTTCCACCTGGGCCTTTCTGCTCAAGCTGAAGCTTGTTCATAAGATTTTCGTCCATAGAGTAGAAGTCATTTAAACTCTTTATCTTTGAAGCAAGATCTGTGCCTTGAATGTTTTTTAAAAATCCTTCAAGCTGGCCACGAGCAGAAGCACTAAAAGTCTTCTTTCTCCTGGCATTAGTTTCAAGATTTCCCCATCCAAGCTCCGTAATATCCATGTCTGGAATCATACTAATGGATAGAGAGTGCTCTTTCTGCTGCTCGAAGAGGAGCTTGTTTTTATTTAGACTCTGCTCCTCTAAATCAATTATTTCAAATATTTCTTTTAAAGAAATCTTAGTGCCTGGAAAAAAAGATTCCTCCAGCATTTTAAGATCTTGTTCATTCATAACTAACCCTCTAAACTAAGTAGTAACTAAAAAACGATATCGGCTATGCCAAGCTCAACTGCCTCTTGGGCGTCTAAATATACATTAGTTTTTCTATTCATGAGTCTTTTAATGTAGCTGTGCGTCATGTTGGTCTCTTCCGCTAGTGCATCAATATAGAGTTTTTGGGTTAGCTTTGCTTCCTCAAATTCATTTTTTACATCAGCTATATGGCCGTGCTGGCCAGATATAACACCATGGATCATTACCCTGCAATGTTTCCCGATGCGACGCTCACCTTTAGTGCCAGACGCCAACAACAGAACTCCTGCTGACATTACCTTGCCAATACCATGTGTTATGATAGGCGTTGTATCTCGAAGACTTCTTACGACATCATAAACAGCGAACATTTCTGCAGCCTGTCCGCCGTAAGACGATATATAAAAATCTATGGGTGTATACTCCTCAACCAATTGATCAGAATCTTCTTCTTTGTAATATCTTTTACCAGTTTCATGAAGTGCTAGCAGGCCCCATACCGTCTCTGAGCATTTTTCCTCATTAATATCACCATAAACTCCTGTTACCCTTAGCTCTGGCTTTTCAAGAGCAGAATTGAGCACTTGAATTATACTCTCTTCTTTCTCCTCGGGTGTTTCTTTTTTATCTTCACTGTTAAAGTTCACGTGCTTCTCCGTTTAAAAAAAAAGGCAGGGAAAATTCCCTGCCTTTTTGTAAAGTCAAAATAATAATTTTATCTCTTAAGTCTTTTTAGAAGTCTGGCTGAAACTCTACGAGTTACCTCGTTGACAAGATCTTCTTCCATGCGTCCCATCTCGTCCATATCATCCTCGTACATACCTTCTTCCATGTAGTCCTCATCCATGTCTTCACCATGCATACCCTCGCCATGCATATCTTCACCATGCATGTCTTCACCGTGCATGCCTTCTTCCATGTCATCTTCGTACATGCCTTCTTCAAGGTCGTCTTCGTACATACCTTCTTCCATGTCATCTTCGTACATGCCTTCCTCAAGGTCATCTTCCATAGACAGCTCTTCATCTAGTGACTCTGAAAGTCTAACACCTAGTCGACGAAGTGCCTCTTCAAGAGCAGCATCAGCAGCCTCCTCCTCTGGAGCAGCCTCCATATCCATCTCTCCGCCAGCTGGCTCACCCATCTCTTCGCCGGCGTCCATATCCATGTCTCCGCCAGCGGCATCATCAGTCTGAAGGGTTACTTTAGGCGCGCCAGGAAGCTCACCAAGAGCATCAACGACAACACTCAGAACCTGCTCAATGGCTCCCTCCATGCCTTCGTCCTCTCCCGGAGCCACTGCTGCGTCTTCAGCACCAGCGTCACCAGCGTCGTCCATAGCCATCTCGCCCTCGCCTGCAGCTTCGTCCTCTTCGGGTTCAGCCATTTCTTGCTCGTGGAGACGATTCACAAAGTGATCGCCAAGGGCTCCGATATTGGCTAAGCCCATCATTTTTCTAATTTCTGATTCAGTTAGTAGAGTCTTGCTCATTTGTTTTCTCCATGAAGATACCTTTAAAGGTGCTATTCTAAATAGAATCTTTTTCAAAGAAACGACCTATTTTTTTTAGGGCCTGGTCCTCTATCTGCTTTACCCTAACAAAGCTTATACCTAGGCGGTCAGCAGATTCTCTCAAGGTCATATTACCATGCTTTGATATAGACTCAAGTGTGCAATTTAAATCCTCGCTATAGTCTATGTGCTGCCGACATTCCTTGACAGGACACGGGAAATTAAGTTGTCGACAAGTATTTAAACACTCCATTATAAATCATTCTCCAGTAAATCAAATATATTTTTAATATCAGAGTCGTCAAGAGAGAACTGCTCTACATTCTCTCGACCAGCTTTTCGCATCCTCTGAGTTTTATTTCTTTTGTCTCTGCCCTGAATAGAGTATTTTTCTTTACATTCATGAAGGAACTTAATCAAGTCAGGGTGATTATTTATGTATCCCTCAACCATCAATCTAAAGAACTCAGATTGTTTTAGCCCATCATGCTGACACTGTATCTTTAGTTGTGCCTGCCTTTGAGGCGTATCGTAAAACATAATCTTTTTTCTAGTCGCTGGGTCTGGTATGGGAAGAGTTTTCATCTGGACCTCCATAGAATATGTGTGTTGCTTTCATGTTGCCCTGCTTGGGTTTGTACAATGAATTCACATTTCGCTCGAAGTTGTCCCAGATTGCTAGCACCCGTGTAAGACAAGCCACTACGAATACCACCATCAATATCTTTAATAATATCAAAAACATCGCCTCGGAAGGGAATTGTAGTTGAAACACCCTCTGGGGTTGAAGATTTGCCACGCCAGTCTGTCTGCGCTTGTGCACTAGCCATTCCTCTGTACGCCTTGTAACTCTCGCCTTTGACATTTGTAAACACCTGACCCGGCGTTTGTCTTGTGCCAGCTAACATAGAGCCCACCATGACAAAGTCTGCACCTGCCGCGAGAGCCTTTACCATGTCCCCCGTAGTTTTGATGCCGCCGTCCGCAATAATTTTTGTGTCATAACTAGTATTAGATATGTCAAAAACACTTTGCAAGGTTGGAATTCCGTGGCCAGTAACAATTCTTGTTGAGCATATGGATCCTCCTCCAATGCCCACCCTAATAGAATCTGCGCCCCAATCAGACAATCTTTCAAAAGCATCAAGGGTTGCGACGTTTCCAGCCATAATGTGCACGTCAAAGTTGCTCTTTAAATTAAATAAACAATCCCTCATCATGATGTGATCGCCATGAGCCACATCAACACAAAGTATGCTTGCGCCAGCCTTAACTAAATGTTCAGACCTTTGCATATAATCTCCAGTCATGCCTACTGCCGCCGCGACATTATCGACACCTGCGTAGTAAGACTCACCAACAAGAGCAGACTGTTCTTCAATTGTGTTGTATCTGTGGATAACACCGAGACCACCAGCAGAATGCATAGCAACTGCCATGCTGGTTTCGGTGACTGTATCCATCGGACTAGATATTACTGGCAACCTTAAAGACTTTTCATCGTCTAAAGAAGATTGCAAACTAACTTGAGATCTAGATTCTAGCGCACTATATTTTGGCACCAACAAAACATCATCAAAAGTATAAGTCTTTCTCATTTTTGACCCTCCATTGAGTCTAGATATCTATTCAAATACCATATTGCTTTCTTGATATCTCTGACTGGCTGTCCCTTGTGTTTATGCCTGGAGATGTACTTTATAGCATTGCCACAATGAAAGCCCAAGTCCCAGTCCTCTATGATATCAATTGTCTCATATGTGCCTTGGTTGTAGTGAGGCGGGTGCTCGACAAACTTTTCAGGCGCATTGTCTTGTTCTTTAGTCGGTAACTTAAGAGGCTCCACCTCTTCCGCATCAAACTTTCCCATTAACACATCTTTAAGTTCTGCATATTTGTTACTCATTTCAAAATCCTGACACCATACCATTGAGAGGGTTTTTGACTACTTCACTTGAATTGTATGGAGGACCACCCCCAGGCGGAACAAGCTTAGCTTTATTCGTGCTCCCTAAAGACCCTGCACCACGATTAGAAATTGTAATCGAATCCCTGTACAGGTCTTTGTCCTCAACCTTCACAGCTCTAAAGTGAACCACCGGAACTAGAACTAGTTGAGCAATCTTATCGCCGGAAGCCAAGTGTTGTGTTTCTGAGCCAATATTGTGTAGATCAATAAATATTTCTCCATCATATCCGCTGTCAATAATATGCGCACCCACAACTAAAGAATGCTTAGCTCCCATGCTTGAGCGATTGCAAACCTGAAGCATGTATCCGTGAGGCACCCCAAAACTAAGGCCAGTGGGCAGTACCATATTGTCTCCCGGCTTGATTGACGCTGCGCTTATTGATGGGTCCTTTGGACAATAATAAACATCTAACCCTGCGTCGCTAGGGTTTGCTCTCGTCGGAGCTTTCGCTCCCTCTCTCATGCTGTACTCTAAGATCATCTTCTATCTCCTTTATAAGTTTGTTAGCCATGCCCCAGCAATTGGGACAATAAAGTCTAACGATCTTTTCTTGCTCTCTTACAATAACTTTCCAAGTCTGAACATCCTCTTTTGATTTCTTATCAAAAGGTTTTTGACACGCTGAGCACTCGTCGCCCATGATGTTAAACATCCCAAGTTTCTTAGCTATTTTCTTTTCTATCTTTTTATTTTTCTTAGCCTTGTTCCTGGCCATTTTTCTTTTTAAGCTTCCCATATTATCCCAGTAGTTTAAAGTTATGGCGAATTGATCTTGTGCTGAACCCCCACTCACTGCTATGATCTAGCTTGGCTGCATACGGCCTGTTGAGATGAACTTGATCATCAGGCCTGATACCCCAACACTTGATTGTAATGTTAGCCGAAGTTTCATCTGTCACCTTCAAAAGCCAGTACAGCTTGTCGTTCTTAGTTTTCTTAGGAATAATCTCTCTTGGAACAAACCAAGCCACTCCTAAGTCATCATCCCAATTACCAAGTGCTGGCACACAGTGCCTGTTGATAGATTCACGAATCTCCCGCGTCATGACTAGATTAAAAGGGAAGATTCCAGTAAGAGAAGAAACATAATCAATCTTTTCCTCCACAGAAAAGTCAGCCTCTGGGGCATATAGCTTAATATTCTCTGCCAGCTTCTTAGGGTTTTTAGGTCTATCCTGCACACAAGACATCCAAAGATGTTTGCATCCGGTAAAGCGCTCATCGGATAAAGAATCTAGTGCGCCTGAACGACACAGAACGTCAAGAGCTTTTTTATTTAGCTTTGAATAAACAATTTCTTTACTGAATAAAAGATCCTCTACGGTACTGAATGGCCTATGCATGATAATCTGATCAATAGCTTTGTCGCCTAGTCCTTTGATAGAACTCAAAGGCTGCACCAGGGTCTCACCGTCATCAGAGATCTCCCACTGACTTGTAGAAGTATTGATATCCACATTTTGAATATAGAAACCATTCTTCTGAGCTAAACTAATCGCTGCCTCTTTTCTAGATTCAGGCTCCTTATCAAGGAAAGCAGCTGCCCAGCACTCCGGAAAATAGTTCAAGAGCCAAGCACACTGGAAAGAAAGGATACTATAAGCAACAGCATGAGACTTGTTAAAGCCATAGCCAGAAAAATACTCAAAATTGTCCCAGAGTGACGAGGCGGTTGATCGATCGATTGACTTAGCAACACAGCCTCTAATAAATTTTTGCTTGATAACTTCTTTCTCTTCAGCACCTTTTCCAGTCCCCTTCTTGGTTAAAAGCTTTCTAAGTTTATTGCCCTCATCCAAACTAATGTCATGGCCCAACTTGTGAGCTAGCAAAGCAATCTGCTCTTGAAAGATCAAAAAGCCTGCTGTTTCTTTAGTCACTTCCTCAATAACATCATTTACATACTGGATTGACTCTGGGTCATTCTTTGCCTTGACATACTTCCTGTCAACGTTGGCACCAAGAGGCCCTGGTCTGTAGATCGATGTAATCGCAGAAATATCAATAATGTTATTAGGCTTCGATCTCATACAGAATCTCTGAGCGCCAGCGTTTGTAAACTGAAATACACCCATAAACTTACCCTTGTGAAAGATATTTTTATAAACTTTCGGATCGTTGAGATCGATCGAGTCAGGATGCAGATTGTCATCATAGTATTTCTTAATGTCTGCGAAGCTTGGGTTTTCAATACCGTGATGCCTTTTAAGCACATGACCAACAGCCGACTGAATCATCTCTAGTGTTGACAGGCCCAAGATGTCAAACTTAATAAAACCTAAGGGCTCAAGATGTCTCACGTTCATGCCTTCGGACCATGGAGTCTGAAGTACGCCGCCTGAACAAATAAGAGGCATATGTCTATCTAGGTTCTCGCCAATAACAACACCGCCAGCATGACGACTAGTTGACCTAACTTGCCCAACAAGCGCCTCAACATGAGTTTTGATCTGCGGATATTTTGTAAGGAATCGGATTAGCGATTCTGAATATTTCATAACCTCTTCAAATGTTGGAGCATACACTCCAGCCTTAATGCCATGATCTGCTTTTGCTTTTGGCGTAGCTTCGCGCACCATCTTTCCGGTGACGGCATTTACTTCCGTAAAGGGCACATCATAAAGCTTGCTAATATCTTTGATTAGCGATCTAAGCTGCAAGGTGTTAAAGTTGGAAATAGGTACAACGGTTGTCTCTCCCCACTCTTTAGCTAAGATCTCCTTGAGACCAAAAGCGTCACTGACGTCGTAGTCAATGTCGGGATAGTCAGTAGCGTCTGCACGCAAGAACCGACTAAACAATAATCCATACTTAATAGGGTCGACCTGAGTAATCCCAAGCACATAGGCAACGAGCGAGCCGGCGGCGGATCCTCGGCCTGGGCCAGACAGCATATGCTCATTAGCCTTGTCTGATACAGCCTTCATGGTTAAGAAGTATTTTGCAAAGCCACGCTCATTGATAACAAGCAACTCTTCCTTGAGTCGGTCAACGTATGCCTTGTTTTCTTGCAGAGACATCTTTCTTAGACCAGAGATTGCTTCTTTGATAAGAGCTTCTGAGGCCTCTACATTATCTGGTACCACGAAGCCAGGCAGACGAACAGTATCATCCGGCATAAAGTCTTCGATTCTCTCGTGGGCGATCCAGTGTGTTTTAGTAATCGAATCATGCACAAGATCATCATCGTATTTGAAGTTGCACTGCTTTGAGTAGCGTTTGTACGACTCCCACATTTGATCGCCGTTCTTTGGGTAAAGCTCATGGCCAACCTCTTCGACAGAAACAGGAAGCTCAGTGCTAGCCCACTCTGGCAGCTTTGATCCTAGCCATCCTAGACGCTTGTACAGTTCTCTGTCTTTCCACGCCTCAGGATTTGGATAGTGACTGTCCGCTGTGGAAACAAGCTCAATACCAAATTCTTCATGCATTTTAATGACAAACTTGTTAAGCTCATGCTGTTCTGGTACATTGTTCCACTGAAGCTCGCCATACCATCTATCGCCCAAACAGTCGATCATATTTGATGTTGTGTTCCTCATAGCTTCAAGAACAGCATCATCCCCATTATCTCGATTGTCCCAATAATTTCTAGCATATACACCACCAAGACAGGCAGAAGAAGCAATGATGCCTTCGCCATGCTTCTTGAGCATGTCATAGTCTAGCCTAGGCTTTCTATAAAAGCTGTCACCCTGATGGGAGTCGGAGACAATCTTAAAAATATTATTAAGCCCAGTTTGATTCATAGCCAAAAGAACAATGTGACCATATGAGTTAATCTTGCTTTTTGTCTTGCTTTTTGAAGCGTTCTCGTCCTCGGCCTCAACCTTGTCAGTATCATTAATAATCTTTCTGGCTTGTTTCTTGTCGGCTTTAACCTTTTCATACTCTTCTTTCCATTCAGAGATTGAGGGCACAAAATAGGCCTCTACGCCAAAAATAGGCTTAAACGATTTGCCCTCAGACTTCATTTTCTTAGCGTGAAGAACCTGATATGACATTCCATTCATGTTGCCGTGGTCTGTAAGGGCGAGCGCGCCCATGCCGTTTTGATAAGCAAAATCCATATGATCTTGCGGATAGCCGAATCCATCGAATACTGATCCTGCGACACTGTGCGCATGAAGACCAACAAACGGGATAGATGATTTAGTTCGTTCCATAAATAACTCCTACGGACACAATGTAGGAACACTATTAAAAACTAAAACATTTATTTATTCGCTTCTTCATTCTTTTTTAAAAGATAGCTGGACATCGCTTCCAGATTGTATGCGTCAGGTATTGGCACAAACGGTGCAAGAGCATGCAAAAAGAAAAGCAAAGATGAAACAGAAAGCTTCACAGAGACTCCGAAAGCAAACAAAGTATGTTGCAGCCATGTCTTGCCACTTTCTCTTGGGTGTTTACAGAATAATCTTTTTATTACCATTTTTGTTTTATCTCCCTAACAAGATTTCCTAAAAATCTATATGATTCAGAAACATTTTGAGCGGATATTTTATCTTTAAGATCTCTTATTAAGACAAACACTCTCCAGTGCTCGTCTCCAAAAACATAATCCCTACCAGATTTTGGAAAAAGATCCTCGATAGCATCCATGCCGAAACCTTTAGTTATGTATGTATTGACCTCAGAATAAAAATCTTCAAAATTAAAATCTGGCTGATGCTTATTTAAGACTGCAATATATTTTTTAAGTATGCGACCGTCGGCTGATTGTGATTCAATTTCTTTATCTGGATCCTCAACATTTTGCCCTAGCTTCTCTGCGGGTGGCGCATTTTGATTTTTAAAAGCAGTATCAAATATTTCACCAGGATCGTCCTTGTACTTATAAGACGCTATAGCTACTTTTCCAAGATTGGTTTGTGTTTGAAATACATTTTTTAAATCCTCGTAGCTTTCCTTCCCCGATTCTAGCCCGGCGGTGACAGCGCTGTCGAACGCCTGTCTATATTTTTTTCTTATTTCTTCTCGCTCTCTTCTTTCTTTAGCCCTCGCCTCTCTTTCTTCAGCGCTCATTGCTATAGCATGCTCGTCTTCTGCAGATGTGCCTGAGCCTGTGCCTGTGGAGGCGCCTCCTGAGGCAGCATCGACTCCCGAAGAATATGAAACACCGCCGGCGCCTGAAGTGGCTCCGCCTAGCATTGCTTTCGCAGCATTAAAGTGCGCACGTGCTGCGCCCGCTGCCATATGGATACCGTCTCCTTTATATGAGCCTTTTCTGGTCATATCTGGTATTTGACCGCCAAAAGGATTAAAGAAGGATATACCTACATCAGCAGCTGCTTTTTGCAAGACTTCTGCTACTTTTTGCCTGGCTGCAGTATATCTTTCAGAGGCATTGTTTCCTTTTGACTTATGAAACACAGATTTAGGATTAGTAGAGGTAGATCCCGGGCGATTTTTGGGTGGCCCATGAACAGTGCCCTTATATGTTTTTATGATAGTAAACAATGCTTTGGCATTTTTTTCTATCTCTTTTAATCCTGATTTGCTTGTGGTCTTCTCTGTATCGTTGCCCCCCATGGCTGTTATATGTATTATATCTGGTTTAAAATTAATAAGGTCTTTGGCTATTTTTTTACCTCCACGCTTAGGAGGCGCTTTGCTGGCATCTTTTGCCTGCACAGCTCGCAAAAGAAACAAAAACCATTCTGTTCCTGCTCCCGACGCTGGTTTTGCTTTATAGACTTTATCTCCTGAAAAATGCGAAGCGTACAGAGGCGTCATAGTCGCTGCGTTTGAATCGCCAATCAGTGCGATTCGTCGAGCAGGCGATGTGGCTACCTCTCCCCCTTGCATGCCTGTCTGTCTTCTATAAATATCCGCGGCGCGTCTCATCGTTGCTTCGTACTTACCGGTGCCTAGACCTCCAAGATATTTTATTGTTACTCCTCTGTAGTCTCTATTAAGTGCAAGTTGTTTAGCTGCTGGATTAGATTTCCACCAATCAATCGCTGCGTTAACACCAACCCTGTAAGGATCTGACTGAAATGCTTCATAAAATTTACGAGCGCCGTCCGAACCTTTCCCATACCGCTTCATCGCACGGGAGCCAAGCACCTGAAGAAAGCCAAATGCGCCACAATGGACAGCCCAATATGGCGAATGACGATATATTTCTTTAAATACTTTTTGCGCAGTTTTACCGTGGGCTGATTTTCCTGCTGAACCATATTGCTCAGCTACTGTACCTACTAGTTTTTTCATGAGCCACTTCTGTGGGCGCGTCTTTTTACTATCTTTACCGAAGGAGGTTTTTCCGTATATAAATCTAGGATTCATCGCCAGCGATCTTAATTTGCCGCCGCTTTCATTAACGTATATTCCAGCTATGATGTCTGCCGGCACACCAGTGCCTTTTGCAATCTCTTCAATCTTTGATATAGCATCTGCGTTAAAAACATAATTTTTAGATATTCTATATTTGCTTTTTGTTTTTCTCGCCATGTTTATTCTCCAGTATAATTAGTTACTAATCGTCAGTTCATTTAAAAATACGACAATAATCGTCCCATGAAGATACCCTTCGATATCGCAAATCAGCCTCTAGCGTTTCATTATCGAGAAGCGGATAAAAAACATCAGATATGGAAAGCTCTGAAAATGGAACGGCGTCAACATAAGGATTGTTTAATTTATAACAATGTGCATACAACTCGTCAAGCTCTAAGTTGGAAAAACAGAATGGCAAAAAATCATTCGTTGCAACACTGCTGCCTGCACTTGAAAAAATTAAACTTTTCTTAGAAATTGTTTTTCTATGCTGACGCAAAGACGAATTATTTAATATTGCGTATGGCCAAGAAACAAAATATCTATCCGGAGCGGTATAAGTGCTTATTTGGCCAAATATTTTTTTTGCTGTCATGCATCCAAATATTGCACTCCATGAAATATTGTTTTTATTTCTTAAGTCTCTCGGAGAAAGCGGGACGTAGAAGATTGGTATACGCCTCTTGTGCTCCCCAGCATATTTTGAATGAGATCTAAATTTATATACTGGGTCCTCTATAGAATCTCCAACTAGACTTTTTATAATAGGCTGTATATCATGATTGCAAACTAGCCATATTGATTTACACCCCGCTATGGCACATGTGTACACAGCGTTTTGAACCAGAGTCTTGTCTTTGTCATAAGGCATCATTGCATGGTGCCAGGGAAACTTCATATCTGAAGAGTGGCCAGCTATGGGCACAATGCCAGCTAAATTATTCATTTATTGATTCTCTATCTGTGGCACGTGCCAGCAAATGTTTTCCTGCGAGGATACTAGATCTATCTTAGACACCCTAATAACATCTCTTTTCCAGAAAAGTAATTTTAAGTTATTTATTGATTGCTTTTCAATTCTAAATTTTATGAAAGTATCAGAAAAATTATAATCTAGAAGCTGTTGCTCTGTTAAGTGAGAAACACTAAACAAGTCAAAATATTGCTTACCATCAATCCTGTTGCTGGGGTATGAAACAACATGTTTAACAGGCTCTACAAGATTGCCTTCGTACTTAATATCCCCGCCACTTTTTACATCAAACCAGTCAACTACTCTATTGTAAAGAAGCTGAGAATGGTAATCGATTAAATTAGATTTTATTCCCTCAGTAGAGAAAATATTAATTTTATCATATTTTATCTTAAAGTAACCTCCGGAGGAGGTCCGTACAGACAGAAGCTCAGAAATACTAATGGACTGAGCTGGACTAGGAATTGGAACCAAGCCCATGTTGTAGGCGCTATAGCTGGCCTCAGACCATAGAACTTGGACAGGATTTATATCCCCGCATAAGTCATAAGAATTAATGCAAGGAAAACAATTAAAAAGTAAGTAATTCTTGTTTGAAATGGCAAATCGTACTGCATCTAGGCTATTCCCTATGGTGATTTCGGGCCAATAAAAATCAGCATCCGCATCCATCGCTTCCCTTCACACTGCACTTCAAAACATCTTTTCGATAATTGTTGATATTTTTGTGCCACTTTTTCAAAACTCTAAGGTGTAGAGGTCTCTCATAACAGCGACCTCCAGCTTTTTTATATCTTATGCCTGTAACCCAGGCAGCAACCCAGATCTTTTTTTCAGTTCTAAACTTGCACTGCCTTTTGACTTTTGGAATCTTTTTCACAATATGACCAAGCCAAGCTTCAGCAGACTTGATCGGATTGGTCCTGTCTAAACCGGGATACATTTTTTCGTAAATAGGCCAAAGCTGAAACATGCCTATAGCCATAGGCTTCTTTTTACTCTTGCTAAACTTTCTATCGCCCCTCGCAAAAGGATTGTATCCAGACTCGCTGCAAGCTGCTGCCAGTACCATGCCCCTCATACTATTTGGCACACCATAATTCTTTTCAATCTGAAGAAGAGACTCCAAAAGATTGCGATCAATTATTTTTTTTCTAGCGTTTTTACAATTAGTCATAGCCTCATAGATTATTTCTTCATCGGTAAACGGCGAGTCTAACGACGTAACGGGTATATAGGCATGTTTTTCACCTGGGTTAGCCAGAGGCTTAAGCCACGTGGCGTAGCTATTGTCTACAATATGAATAGTGTTTTTAAATGCAAAATCAGATGGCGTAACACAACACGCAGCAATAAGCGTAAAAGCAGAAACTAAGTTCATTTATCCTCTCTCCTTAGTTTAGCGTATGAATCAACAGCTACAGGCCACAAAGACCTTGCTATCTGAAGCATGCCATTGGCTAAGTCCTGAATCTCAACCTGTGCTCCTGCATGGGTTCGCAAATCTATAAACTTCAAAAGGTTGTTTAAATTGACAGTTGCGTAATACTCAGTATACATATTTTGTGGTAAAACTCCACGAGCTTGTTCTCGACACACTCCGTTTTCTAGAAGCTTGTTGTAAAGTGCTAAACTTTTTTTGTGATGATTTCTAACTAGATAGCTAGCTGTAGTTCCGCCAGTTATTTTTTCTGAATCTATAAATGGATCAAAACTATCTAAATTACTAGCTTGCCTGTTGGTATCATGTTGGCTTCGAAAAGATTGAGGCTCGTAAAAATTAATATCAACATCAGTATATCTTCTGCTGATTTCATTATACGACCAAGTTCTATGACGATGATGCTGTGATCTGACAAATAAAGGCACACGCAATCTAAAAGTAACAACATTGTGTTCAAATGTTGATGTATGCCTGTGCTTTACTAAGTAAGAAATAAGCTTTTTGTCTTTCTGATCAAGCTCATCTTTATGCTTTCCAAAAGATACCCTAGCAGAGTTAACTATTGTTAAGTCACTCCCCATGTGATCAACAAGCTCTACAAACCCAACATCATCGTCATACAATTTTATTTTCATCTTTAACCCAGTCTTTCTAGCTTTCCTCGGAAGCGCCTAGAAAGCCTACAACATAATTTTCTAATAATAAATAGTAAGTATTTCCAGCAATTTCTGCTGATTCAAGAAGGTGGCTTTGTGTTACAAGCTTCATCCCAGCACGCAGAGTGGAATTAACATTCGGCTCAACTAGCTCAACTAGGCAAAAAGTCGACTTCTTAATATCAACACCATCAGGGATTAAAACTGTAGAGTGGTTATCTTTTTCGTTATCTTGAATCGGCTTAACAACTAAATATTTATTCAATGGATAAAGCATGCTACACTCCTGAAACCCTGCCGCTGATCTTTTTAAAGTAATCAACGAACTCATTGATGTCGTCTCCTTTTTTGAGCATACGATAAGCGCGCACAGCTTGACGCATTTCGTCCTTAGTTAGCCATCCATTCTTAGCATAGTTTGTTCTAAGGTCTCTTTTATGCTCTTTGTATGGCTCCATTTCATCCTCAACAGCCTTCAAGGCTTTAATATACTCAACAATATACTCTTCTTTTGTAAGTTCGTCGCTCATTTTTCACTCCTTATTTTATCTCACAAGCGCCGCCAGCACATGCCAGCTCTCCAGAAAGGTTTGTGTCATCATCAAACTCGACAATTTTTGTAATATCAACTTCATTTAGTAGTTGATACAGTTTATCATATGTTTCGCGATCACAATCCTCAAATGGTGCTTGCTTATATGTGTGATCGCTGTATGGCAGCACGGAAAGACCATTATAAATGTCTCTGTGTTTCCACATCCATTCTGCAACTTGATCCCACTCTTCATCCTTTATTGATATTGTGGCCGAAACGTTATGTGTGTTTTGTCCCCTTTGGTGTCCAGACTTAACCCAGTCTTTATAAACCATACGCACCCTTTCTAATAAGTCAAGCGCTGATTCGTTTCTTGTGATAGAGCCATCTGGTGCACGCTGAGGGACGGATATAACTGCAGTGTCATGTGGCCTGAAAAACTCATCTTCAATAAGCTCAGGGTGATGAATTTGTAAATGTGTATAGATGGACTCATTTTTCCCCACCCTCACTCTTCTAACATAGTGATCATTATGCCAAGCATGAATACCAGAAGAGGTACCCAGTGTTAGTGAGGTTGTGCCAGCAGGCTTAACACAGGTGGTGCGCGCTGCTGGCTTAATACCTATCTCATTAGCAACTCTTTTGTTTTCTTTTTTGACAACAAGCGCAGCAGCCTTCATATCAAGTTCTAAAACTCTGCCTGATGCTATTCCTGTCATCGAAACACCAATTAAGGCATCTTTCTCAGTAGTGCGTCGCCAGACATCTCTTAGATAGTGAAAATCTGTATAGCCTGCCTGCAGTGTTGCAATAAAAGTTGCTGCACGAGTTCTATCCTCATACTCCTCTTGGCTTGAAAGGTCTGACGCGTTAATCTCGACAAGATTACAAAACTGATATGGCCTAAGGCCAATCTCACAACATGGATTAGTGCCCCAGTCTTTATCGTTAGAGAAGTAGAATCCCGGCTCGCCGGCGCCTGAGGCCCTAACGCGCTCCCAGATATTCTTGAAATACTCTTCAGTGATTCTATGACGCATCAAGACAACAGAGTTGTTTGCTCTCCCTCTTTGAGGGTTTGCTTCCCACCAGTTACCAGTTTTTGCGGCAAGCATTTCTTCATCATCGGCCGAGAATAGTGAAATAAGAGCAGCGCGACGGATCCCCCCGGCAAGAACAGCATCAGCAATATGACAAACAATGTCATGAACTTCGATAGTTTCGAGCTGATCGCCAACCTCTTTGCCATCCAAGATCCCCCTGATCTTTAAAAGACATTCTTTCAGAGGCTGCGGGCCGGGAGCCTTGCCTCCAGAAGTAAGTAGTCTCGCACCCTTCGGACGGATATCACTAAAATCAAATCTAATGCGGGAACCGCCCTTGAAGTAAGAATTCATAAGAACCTTTACCGCGTCGGCCCAGCCTTCAATCGAATCAGCTATCAAATAGCGTCTAGTCCTTTTCGTGCTTGGGGCTTGGATCTCAGGTAGTTTCTCAACGTGGTGTTTTTGTACAGAAAATCCGACACCAGTTCCGCCAAGAAGAAGAAACATGCACTCGCTGAAAGCAAGAGCATGATCGAGAGGAAGGTAAGCACAGTTGTATATCCTGTTAGGTGCCACTTCAATCGGCTTGCCGCCGAATTGCATGGATCGCATGCTCGGTAATACTTTTTTTTCATAAACATATTTATACGCGCTTTCAATTTCCTTCTTTAAAGAGGGATATTTTTTAATATGCATTTTTTTATTGCGCGTTACTAACTCGTCCCACGTTTCTCTCCTTTGTTTCTCGGGCAAGTAGCGTGCATATTTCATGTAAACTGTGATATCTGATAAAATTCTATTTGATACATCCATTAAGTATTCTCCTTCCGTGTTTTTCTAAAAGCTTTGTATTTTTCTCTCAAATTATCACCAAGCTCTTTAGGAGACATGCTAGCCTGTGTTGGCTCATCAGTCTGCTCTAATACCTTAATGCTAACATTGCTTGTATCCATGAACAAGGGAAATACCATACCATCTGGTCCGTTTCTGTTTTTTGCAACGAACATTCTTCCAGTATTCGCATTCTTGTCTTTTCTAGTTCTAGATATAGAGCAGATAAAGTCTGCAACGAAGCACTTGTTAAAAGCCTCCGAAATAGATTCCATTGTAACAACTTCAGCATTTAGTCCTGATCTGTTAGTTTGAGATGCTGTCCAAACTGGACAGTTAAATTCTTGAGCTATAGCTCTCAAGTTTTCATAAATAGACTCTAACTCGTTCCTTTTCTCTTTGAAATGTGTAGTGGGTCTTAGCAAATCGGCGTAATCTACTATAATCATATCAATTTTTTGATTACGTTTTTTTAATTTTTCTAAGTGAGCCCTGATTACATTGGTGGTTGCTGTCTTTGTTGGATACTCTTTAACAATCAATGAACCCTTAATATCAGATATAGCCTCTAGAACATCTTCTTTGTGCCCAAATAGCATAGATAGCGGAACTGAGGATATACAGCTGTCATATCTTTGCCCTGTAACTGACTCGCTTAATTCTAACGTATAATGCACTACATTTTTACCACTCTTAACCGCATGAGAACCAAGATGAGCCAAGGCCATTGATTTTCCTGCGCCTGTGGGTGCAATTACAACTCCAAGCTCGCCCATGCCTAGGCCATCTTTAGTGATCTTGTCTATCTTATCCCATCCAGTGGAGATAGGACCACGTGCCTTCAGTTCATAACGAAGCTCAAAGTCTTTTATAAGGTCATGGCCAAAATTATTATCAGTGCCAAGCTTAAGCGCCTCGTCAATTAGATGCTTTACTTCATCGTATGATGAGCTTTGTATCAAAGTTACAGACTTCATAAGTGCTTCTTTTAATTTTTGCTTCTTACAGAAATCTAAACTAGTTTCTTTAATATATTGCTCATCTTGAACATTCTTAATTAAGACTCTGGCAAAGAAATCTCTGGTCTGCTTCTGAGTTGTATCAGAGTGGTTGTCAAGCTCAGTGCGAAGTATGGACGCAATAATCTTGTCAGTTGGATGCACGCCATATTTATTTCTATAGTCATAAATCAAAGATACAAACACTCTAAGATATTTAAGCTCAAAGAAGCTAACATTTAGCACTTCCTCGATCTGATCTGCAAAGGGCCTGTCTTGTAAAATAAGCTGCGATAGTGATTCTTGGAATTGTTTTCCATAGCGGGAAAAACTTATTGATTCTGTCATAATTACCTCTCTACAATTTTAAGCACAATCTTGCTTATTGTACACAGAAATCTTTTTACAATGTGCAAATAAGTCGATAAAGTTGATTTCCCCAAATCCATCTTTGAGCATCATTTTTGTTAACCCTGTCTTATTAAAGGACATATCTGGGTTGGCTAAAGTTTCATATACAAGGTTTTTGCTGTTAATAGACATTAATGGAGTGTAAAGCTGCATCATATGGTAGTTGTTTCTAATGACATCTTCATTGTCTAGGACACTCTTGTATGCCTTAATGTTGCTATCTTCTAAGCGCTCTTTACAAAAAGATATGAGATCAGAAAAAGTCACAGACTTCTCATCTTTAAATATTGGAAATCTTTTTGCAACAGTTTTTAGACCTAGGCCTGGGATGCCTTCAATATTATCAGATTTGTCGCCTACTAGCGCACGGGCCATAGCAAAATTCGTCGGATGAATATCAAATTTATCAATGATTGAATTTTTATTTAATACTTCTTTTTGAATAGGACGCATTAAAACCGTGCTCTCGTTTAAGAGTTGAAAGAAATCTTTATCGCTTGACACAATAATTTTCTGCCAGTTTTTAAAACGAGCGTCCTGACTTATGTGTGCAATAATGTCGTCTGCCTCGGTTGAATCAAACATAAACTGCAGGACTGGCAATTGATTATAATAATCAACCAACCTCATCTGTTGCCAGATTTTATTTTCAACTTCTTGTTGTTCCGACAAGTTTTTTACTGCTCTATTCAGACGGATAGGCTTTCGGCCTGCTTTGTAATCTTTCTGTAGAAGCTTTCTCTTCTTTGAGCCGCCTGCGCCATCCCAGCAAACAACAATCATATCAGGATTTGTTTCACGAACTAGCTTTTGCAAACTCTGAATGCAACCACGGAGGCCTCCAATAGGCTGGCCCTGAAGTGAAAGACTTGGATTTACAATATAGTTTCGAAAAAATAAGTTAAGCTGATCAATAATCAGCATACGTCCTTCGTTTTTCATTCTAACCTCTTATTAGCGATAAATTCTGTTTTTAACCTTTCCAACTTTTGTCGCGATAAAAGAGTATATTCCATCAATTTTTCGAGCCTCTATCTGCATCCTAGCTAATTGCCTTTGCATGTTTGGCTCAACCATGTGAAACTTGATTTTAAGAGGCGTTACTTCAACAGTCTTAGAAACTTTCTTTGCTGCTTCTTTCACAGTGCATACTGTAATCCCACAAATCCCTCTAAGGTTGTCAGTAATTAGTGTCAATCGCTTTGATCGATCACTTCTCATTACAACATCTGCCTCGTAAAGAGTGTCTCTTAGGTATTCTTTAACAACTGATTTTAGACTGTCCATAATGCTCTCCCCTTTGAGTTTAATAAATAGTTCAAAGTTTGTACATTTTTACACTTCCACTATCAGTTGTGTAATATACTCTTTTAACGCCAACGTGTTTTAAGATATCATGACACATTTGACAGGGCTTGCTAAGTCTAAACTCATTTTTTTTATTTACCCTGCAAACATAAATATCAGCGCCTGATGTCACCTCACGAGATATTCCTAAAACACAACCTAGCTCAGCATGGTGTGTTCCTAGACCCGTGTCAGGAGAGCGAAACCTAGACCCAAAAGAAGAGAATTTGTCTTTATTGCAAGCTGCATTAATAACAGACCCTCCTCGCACAAGGACTGCACCATGGCGCAACTTATCGTAGCTGCTGCCATGGGCAATATTTCTTGCAAGCTCAAAAAAACGCTTTTGTCTTTTGGACAAGTCTACATCTACGCCATCAATATTGGTATGATTTTTTTGTAACGTTGTTGGCATGCCTATATTATAGACACAAAAGATGGCTAGTAAGCGAGTTTATTCGGGATCAACATTGTAGAAATCATCAGCATTGCCTTCTTTTTTCTCAAAGCGCATGATAATTTCTTCATCCATAATTTGAAGAACCCTATCTTTAAACTTCTCACTTTGAAGTTTCTCTAGCCACTTGGCTGCTTGAAATTTTTCAGTTGTACCATCTTCGTACACTAGCTCATACCAGGCGCCTCGCTGAACGATATTACTAGATCCCTTTACAGCCTCAAGCCAAGATTCTTGGTCTTGGATGCCAACACTGCCAGCCCAAACAATTTTAAAAGTGCACTCTCGCCCTTCAGTACCAAAGCGACTCTTTTTAAGTTTAACCTTTACTTCAGAGCCAATTCTAAATCCATGATCATCCTGAATATAGCTAGCTTTTGCTTTCCTACCAGTAAGCCAAATTCTTAGAGAATATGCATAATGCATAGCTTTACCACCGGGAGTTATATAAGGAGTGGTCATAGCCTCAATTCGAGCAGCTGGGCCTTGAGGAATGTTGGTCTTAAGCTGGTTAAGAACTAAGAAAGTTGATTGTGAGTTCGCAATCGGAACAGTCAATTTAGACATACCTTTAGCTAAAATTCTAGCCTTCATAGCCATTGATGACTGAGGGTTAAAGTCTCCATCAACATCACTGATCGCCGGAGTCAGAGCTAGACTATCCCAGACAAACAACATTCTATTGTCATTAGAGCCTAAAAGTTCCTCGATTGTTTCTAAAACAAACTCAACACTCTGAGCTTGTACATAGAGCAGCCGCTCAAGATCGCAACCAGCATTTTTCAAGAAAGTAGGATCAATAGCCGACTCAGAGTCAAAATAAATAACATCAATGTCTTTGTTCTGAGCATTGGCAGCAATTTGAGCAGCCATATAAGACTTGCCCGATCCTTCAAGTCCAGCGATTTCTACAACTTTTCCTACAGGGATTCCTGCCGGCTTGCCTCGACAGATAATACTATCAAGCCACCTAGAACCTGTTGGGATCCAGTCTTTTACTTCCGTTGGATTATCTTGTGTTAAATTGTGCGCAACATCCATACCAGCTTTTTTATTAATCAGATTGCGCATCTCTGATAAATTTAGCTTACCTAACTTCTTTGCCTTCGCCATTTTTACCTCTTGAGTTTAACTGTTCTAGATATTCTTTAGGCAACTCCAGTGTTTCGTCTGGGTCTAGTTTTTCATAATCAACCCATGTTTCTCTCACTGGAGGCCTAAAATTTTGTCTAGCATCTATATGACTTATCTTGTTTGCAAGAGGCAAAAGAATTTCTTGTGTTGTTTTTTCAAGATATTTTAATCTATCTAGATACTTCATTCTTGCATTCTCTATTAGAGCACCGGCTACTACACCTAGTAAAAACACCGACGCGGTTACGAGCGCATGAAGCAACACTTCCATACAAATAACTAGAAGTATTAAATAAAAATGAGGCACCTGTAACCCGTGCCTCCCTGCGGTGATGCGCTAGGTTCCGAGAAGCTCCTCAAAAGCTTTGTCAACTTGCGTAGTGGAATTACCGTAATGGGTAGCCTCTGTTGAGGTCTCTTCCGCATCGCCGGCGCCGAGCAAGAATTCATCTAGCATCGATTGAACCTGCTCAGGCGTCTTACGCTCGAACACCTCATCCGCATCTGGAATACCGTCTAGCCAAGTACGAATCTCGTCCTCAGACTCAGAGAGAACAGAAGGACGACGACGAGGGGTGATAGTAGTCTGAGGGAACTGTGCACCTGCTGGCTTGCCATAATTAATAACAAGGTCAGTGCCTTCAGTCACATCAGTAATATCACCATACTCTGGGTTGAGGACGAGATTCAGAAGCTCCTTGTAGGCCATCTTGCCAAAACCCCACAGCCGCGGCCCTTTTTCTTCCTCTCCACGTACAATCACAGGAGAGAAGAAGCGCTGGCGCGCTGAGAGGTTCTTAGCCATCTTGACCGACTCTTCAGAGCCATCCTTGAAGAGCTGACGAATGAAATCGTTCAACGGATCATCTTCGCCAAAGTTCTTCTTAGGACTTAGAAAACCAGCATTCTTGCCCAAGTTGTAATGGAACCAATACTCCTTAAAGGGGTCTCCATCTGAGGGCGGTAGAATCCTGATAGTTTGTTCACCATCTTCCGGTCGCCAAAAAACGGTCTTACCGGTGTCGCGATTCTCTAAGGCATCGCGCTTTGCCTTCATTTTTGTTAAATCAATACCCATTGTTATCTCCTTTATTTAAGGTATAGTATAGCTGGCAAATATTCCAACTATCTGCAGTTAATATAATAAACACTCTTTATTAACTTGTAAACAAGTTTTTATCTTGCTCCTGAATAAAACTTGCATAGTGATATCCATACACATAGTTTTGATCGTAATCAGTCTGATGAATCTCATAAGAGCAATCACAGTTTTCACTGTCATTCAAAGATATAAATTGTCGTACCTGTGTCAAAATGTCTTTATTATCCTTAATAAACTGCTTTCCTAGAGCAAAATAATAACTTTTTGCTCTGGGGAAAGATAAATCGTACAATTTTTTTTCCTGCATGTTTGAAAAGTCAACTAAAGAGTAAGTCGACATGACTGCAGTTTTAGGCACAGCATTACTACTCTTCAAAAGAGGCTCGCTTTTATTAAAAAAGTTAATCATGTGGAATGTATCACCTATAAGTTGATTGATTGGGCTCCAATAATCATCAAGCGGTATCTCTGGCAATAAATCTTCAATCAGAGAATTATCGATAATTGTAAACTCTTTTAGTTTTGCAGATCTACAATATTCTTGCAGCACTTGACTTACAATTCTATGGCGAGTCTTTTGCAAGCTGGAAAGCTCTGAGAGTCTAGGCTTTATATAAATAATTTTAACATTGTTATTGTCTAGCTGCTCTAATATTCTCAGAACAGCACCAGATATTGCACCAGCACCCGACAGTATTAAAAACGTATCAAGCCCATTGGCAACATTTATTTTTAAAGGCTTGTACTTTGCTTCATAATCTTCATGGCTATCTAATTTTTTAATTTTTATAAAATTATCATATTGCTTATTTTCTACATCGATCTGAAATGTTTGATAATCATCATATTTGCTAAGATAATGAGATATTTTACAGCCTGCCTCTCCTAAACCTATCACATTCATTTAATTTTCCTCATAGTGCCAAAATCTTTACCAAAAGAGACGTTTGTTTTAAAATGACCATACGGTGTCTGTGAGAAGACAGAGATTATTTTTGACACCAACTGCCTATCAGATCTTTCAACATCTAGCACTAAACTGTCATGGATGCAAAAAGCAATATGAGAGTTGCTATCTTTAAGCATATTATATATCTTGATAGCTTGTGCTAGGAACAAATCACTAGTGGTGCTTTGAACTAGATAATTCAATGCTTTTTCTGGCTCAACTTGTATGTCGCGATCAAATGGAGTTTTAACAATTCCAGACGTGTAATACTTTTCTAGAATCTTTTCTTTCTCTAAAAACTTTTGCAATTTTTTATTGCTAGCTTTTGGATTATAAAGCCAAGCAAAAACTTTCTGTTTAACCTCATCCCTACTAAGCTTATCATTGAAGACCTCGCTTTTAAGATGATCATGAATATCATTTTCCGGCTGCTGCATCCCCAGAAGAGCAAACGCTGTTCTCATCTCTGCAGAATTGTAATCTAGCTCAACAAAAAGATCATTGTTTGGAGTCAGGCCTGAGCGTAAAGTACGAGGCAGTGTTAGTATTGGAAAGCTATTAGGTCTCGTGGTTAGCCGTCCCGTAACACTACCCCATGGATTATAAAATATTTTTTTTAAATTATTGCACGCCAATGCTTTTTTGTGCTCGGCTGCTGATAATGATGATAGTCTTGTGTGGTCAAAGTTCAACGTGTGACAAGATATATCATCAAGCATCTCTACAAGCTCAACTAAAAAGTCATAGTTTTTTGGTTTTTGGTAGCTAGAAAAAACATGCTTAGATATTTCATTTTTAATATTGCAATAATCTAACAAAAAATTTTTTGGAACTAAATCATAAAAGCACACATCATCCATTGATATTTTTGAAGATTGAAATGATTTAAAAAAAGCCCGAGCTTTATTTTGGATATGCTGTAAACTAATTTTAAGTTCTTCCGGGCATACCTCACTTAGACTTTTTCCGTTACACCACACTTGTGCAAAGTCAACATTAGGCGGAGCGTGACATGTCCAATCCCAAGTTTCCGTCATGTGTAAATTATTAGGGTAGTGATAAAGCTCTCCATCGGAGTAGACTGCATAACACTCCCTTTTGTTATCAAGCGTTTGAAAAAGCATAGATTATTTTATTTCATTCAAAGTCGCAACTAGTTCAGTGTCTGTGCTCTCATATATTTCCATGAGAGACTTTCTTTTTCTTGATTCGTATTCAGATCGTGGTTGCCCTTGATGGTAATCTCCTTCATGTACAAACTTAAGATCGTGAAAGCCTTTTGTCAAGTTATTAATGTAATTTAAAGCAGCTGTTCTTCCTATAGCCCTATATATTCCCATCATATCTCGCTCTATTCTCTGCAGTCTTGCTTCCGATAAATTTTGTTTTGTCTCCAAAAGCCTAAACCTCAAAATAAAACTCAGCCAAAAATCATCTTTATATGTTTTATTAAAAACATCTGGGATCAAAACGTTTGTTCCTGCAAATCTAGGATCTTGTCCAGGCAACTCCCTTCTATTAATATATTTTATTGCTAATTTTGTGTTAAACTCTAGTGAAGTCTGACATTGATATTCTTCAAGCTTGCTAAACGTAGTAAACTGATTAAAGAATGAAGAATAAAATAAAAACATATAATTTCTAATGTTTTCTATCTCATGTAAATGTGTTTTTCTATAATACTGATCAAAGACGTGGGTGCTAAACGAAGTGCCGGCCAGCGGATGTGACTCTCCCACTGGAGCGTCCTTTCTTTGCTTTAAGAAAGTAACTCCATACTTACTCATAAAGAACGCGCCACCAGTGCCCACTAATTTTTGACTTATTTTTTTACCATCGTAAGTTTTAATCATGTCGGTATTAAACTTACCACCTTTAGTTGTACCACCAGAAGCTAAATTAAAAACAAACCTCCAAGGCGCATTTCTATCCACCATAAACCCAACACGCTTAGTAGCTCTCTTTATCAATGTATAATTTGGGTCTTCTGTAAAGTCCAAAATACGCTTGTCATTTACGATTCCATGCTGTTCTTTGGCTATTTCAATCATTAACCCGCTAACAAAAGGAGAACAATGGTTTGACAGTATGTATCCAGTTTTCGTAATAGGAAATCGATATGCAATCGTACTAATATACTTAAAGAATTGCTGCATAAAAGTATCAAAGTTTAAGATATATTCAAAACGACGCTCCCGCTCTAAAAAGTTTTGTACAAAGTCTGTGTATAGATTGTTTAAGTAGCGATAATAGCTGTATTCTAAATCTCCTGAGCGCCAGGCTTTATAGACCTGAAATGAGTTTGGATTATAAACACTGTTCGGCTCTATGTAACTTCCTTTTGTTAGCCTTGAAATTTCATTTCTCAAAAAATCATACGCATCTTTAACAAAATCAACTGCAAATTCGGTTCTTGCACCACCCTCGATTTGAGCTAGGTTTGTATCTAATAATTCAACTGCATCTCCATCGCGATCGATCCGACCATATAAAAAGTGCTTCCTATGAAGATCAAAATATTTGATATCTGCAAATTCTTTATAATTATCATTTATATTATTTCTAGCAGAGAATATTTCTAATGCAGAGGTTGACATATCATGTTACCTTCCCGTGTCCGATAGTAACGCCTTCCACCTCAGTTTCAAAGAGGCCTGGGGAAATTGTTGTTTTTGTTGTTAAGACCAAAAAGTAGCCCCCTAAATTTAATTGATAAGCAATAGAATTTTTGTCTTGAGGGTTGCCTAGCCCCAAAAAGCTAGGATTAGCATAGAATATCATACCTGGTATAAATAGTGTGTTTCCAACTAGTTTTAAATTACAGTTGAACGGAAATGCTAATTGTTTTAGCTGGTCGCCTCCAGCTTCTATCGCTTGAGCTGATCTTAGCTCTGCTAAGCCAGGCAGGTCAGTTTTCGAAAATATCATTTCTTTCAAAATGCCCCTGTCGGAACCAATATTAAAATGATATATTCCATCTTTTAAGTCTTCCTTACAATCTGCTTTTCTAGAGACAATGCTTTTAATAGAATTTACTTGGATTAGTTTATAGTCATAACTATTTTTTACTATGGCCTCAACTCCTGCCTCTCTTTTCTGTCTTGCAGGCTTGCTAAACGCAGCTGCAAATCTGCCTGAGGATACGTCTATTTTCCTTTCCATTGGTAAAAGTTCCGCAGTATCAAAAGCGCCCTGAAGCTGCTCAGCAGACCCGACAGGAGTTCCAGGAATTGTCACATATATGTTTTGAAACCTTGTGTTTCTTAATTTTATAGGACGTAAGCAGTCCGCCCCCAAAGATGGAAGTACCAACTGATTTATTAATTTATTTAAAAAGCTGCCAAGAGATATCTTAGAGTTATCCTCCCTGACTATTTTGGTTAAAAACCAGTTACGAAATAAATCATATGATATTGGAAATTCAGCCAAATTAATGCTGCGAATTTTTCCAGATGCATCTTGGTATTCTAAAGGCCCAAGCAAAAGCCTCATATTAGTCAGCGTGTAGTCTTTATCAACTTCCTGAGTCATGTAGGAATCAGGGTTAAACGGAGGCTTTTCTTCTTTTAGAAAAGCGAACATGCCAGCATTTTTTGCTGCTAATTCTATAATGTCTCCAAGATATATGAAATAAAATTCATATGAGTCTCCTGTTGACTTGCTGGTGACAATTGATTGTGCCGCGGCGCCTTTAATTGTGTCTATAGACGCAGCGTCCTTAGATGAAGATTCTGATTCTACATTTGAAGCTAGATCGCCGGCTTGTTCCTCGGTTTTCTGAAGCGAGTTCAAAACAGATGACAAATCTTTGACTTTTCCAACCCTGACGCTTTTTGCAGCTAATCCGATTGCATTTGAAGTATTAGTTTTTATTTCTTCTTTCTTTGCCTTGTCTGCTCCTTTGGTGGGTGCATTTATAATACCAAGTGCCGTATCCATATTTTCCTTGTTGACACTAATCGCAAACATTCTATCGCCGACATCTTTACTAATAGTATTGCCATCAAGAAGTTGTTTCATAAAAAGTTGAAATGCCTCTCCTTTTATGCTCATGGACTGTCTTCGAAGCACAGCCGCCATCAAACTAGCACCTTCTTTAGAAGTTAAGTTATCTAAAGCAGTTTGAACATCCGCAGGTTCAAACTCTTTTGTAATTATAATATCATAAGCATCTTTATACATGTGCCTAAAGAGTGGATTTTTTAATAATTCTGCTACTTGATCAATTAAATCACCAGTGGCTAAATCAGGATTTTGTTTAGAAACTACCAAGTTTCCTAATTGACTTTTTATTTTTGAAAATGTCATAAAATCCTGGCTTCCTTTCATTTCAGGCTTTAGCTCCAGCTTTCCTCCATTTTTTGCAACAACTATCCCGCCCTTTAATGGAGATGCCGCGGAGCTATTAAAGACAGAATCGACTCTTCCAAAATAATCTATTGTAACGTCAACCTCGCCAGTTTCTTTAATGCTAAAATCATACTTGTAAAGAGTCAAAGAAACAACGTAATTAAAAAGATGTATATTCTTTAAAAACTCTCTTTCTTCTCTTGTTGGTTTAAGTCCTTCTAGAGCTTGCTTAGGTGGTCTTTTGTAGCCCATGACAACTTTTATTTCGTAATGTTTGGGATTATATTGTTGTGTATCTCTGTTAATTTTTGCCTCTGGCCAAAGCATCAAGTCAACATACCTGGCCTGAGAGCCGGGAGATATCGCAACTAAATCTTTTAGGCTTTTAACATAAAGCCTTAATTGACACTGAATGTTCTGCTCCATTGCTCCATGTGATTTACCAAACTGATTAAAGGTAAAGCTTTGAAGTCCAACATTTCTCCAGTTTGGCTCTGAGGCTTCAGAGTTTAAATATTGCTGAGTGCTAGTTGCGTTTTCAGTCCCAAAAACACTAGAAAAAATTATTTCTCTGTATGTTGGTCTTGTGGGGTTTGTCTTGGGCTCTCTAGCGACACCATCTGGTGTTGGAGCAGCCACTTCATGAGTAACTTTAAAAATTCTTATATCCGGCTGCAGCAGAGATAAAATAGATGTTCTAACACAAAAGAAGCCATCAAGGGGAGGCAAGCTTTTTAGCTCATTAACAATCCTCTCACTAGAGCCATACATTTGCCTAATAACTTGATATGCAAACTTATCAGAATTTTGTCTATGATAGTTTGAAATTGTATCTATGTTTTCACACAATAAGCACTGCTGAATGTTTCTAAGATTTCTTTCTGCGTTTCTTCTAGCTGCTTTTTTTTGCTTTGCAGCTTGTGTTTGTTTAAGCTGATCTTTGCGCTTTTGCAAATCAGCTTGCTCAGACTGTGGAGATGATACAGCTCCTTGCGCATCTATTTGAGCCTGCTCTTCTGAGGTTATGCTTTTGTCAGTCGCTGCTGACTGAGATGTGTCTTTGCTCATACTAATACCCTATCTGATATAAAATAGAATCTAAGGGCAGTGGTATATATACAACCTCACCAGGAGTCACATGTGCTTCTGTAGGTCTTTGATTGTAAAAAGCAATTACCCACCACTTAGTTGGATCCTTATAGTATAAGTCAGCTAATTTATACCACTTATCTCCAGTTTTCCAAACATGACTAATTCTTTCGAAATCTTGCAAATTTTCAACAGTAGGGTGCCTAAGCTTGCTTGTATTGTAATGTGATATGTGTTTTAAACCGCGATTTTTTAAGTATTGTCTGTAGGCACGATTTTTACTGGTTTTTATTTTGTTCTTTGAGTATCTCATAATCTTTTATCCAAGTATTTTTGCAGCTGCAGCCTCTGCTTCTCGGCCGTAAGTATTTTCTGCGTTTTGAAAAAAGTCTTGACTTAAACCTTGAGATGTTGCGCCGCCGCCACCAGAGGCAGGAGGGTCGGCAGCTACTTTTATGGTGCCTAATCCATATGGATATCCAGCACCAGTACGCCCTCGCCACTCTCCGGTATGATAATCCCATCCTAGCGAGTCCTCATGCACAACGTCCAAAGTGCAACTAACTGAAATTTCGGATGCAACTAAATAATTGCCAGCTTGTTTTGGAAACTTAGCATTTTTTAAAAGGCTGCTATCTTTACCATCGGCATCGATGTGTATAACACCTTTTTCAAAGTTGTGCTCAACCCCTACCCCCTGTATGACAGATAACAAACCATCATAGTTCGATGTGCTAGTTATTAAATTAGCGTATTTAACACGAAACATTGGTGATGCGGCAACCGAGGTTGCGCAGCCACACTTTGAAGAATCATATGTTGGATAAGTCGAAGCTAAAAGCCAACTTAAGTTATTTAAATTTCTTAAAGCCATTTCTTTTGATGAGGAAGCTATCTTAAAGCTAACATCTATTGTTCTTTCGGAACTTCTCCACATTCTAATCGGATCTAGACGTCCAAAAGGCTGTGTTGTCTGAATGCCTTGTTTAATATTGTCTTTAATACTGGGCATAAAAGCTATGAATGAGATGACGGGTGCGTTATTATAGTGTATGGGTATAAATTCTATTTTTGTGCCAGCTTCAGCCTCTCGACTAGGTGCAAACCCTTCGCCTGGTCCTTTAAAAGGCACATTTGCAAAACGTGACTCACCTAGTATACCTATTTCTGCTGCTATTTTAAATGACATTTTTAAAATTCCTTATCTTAACATCTTTAAACTATCTTCAACCACCGCTGCAAACTCTCTCTGTCCCAGTCTAAGTGTTAAAGTTTTTACATCAGCACCAGCATCGGCGACCTTTTGATTCTCTTTCACAAACTGCACTAGCTCTTGCATGTTTTTTGTTACTTGATCATTTGATTCTTTTTGTATCTCTTGAAGTAAAGTAATTTTTTCCATATGAACTGTGCTATCTAAAGTTTTTGTTTTTAATGTCTCAAACTCTCTAACCATGGGTATGGCCTCAGGCACAGTTTTTTCTGCTTTGAGCAGTTCCACCATACGCGCAATAGGAATTCCAGCTTCGGCCGGTCCTGTTTTTTCTTGCTTTGCAACAAAATCACCAATATTAGCTGTAGCATCCATTAATGGATCAAGAGCCTTTATGTCCATACCTATTTTAAATGCTTCCTCCATGCTTACGCCTAGATTCTTGCTTAAGTCTTTAACAACTTCTTTCATTTCGTCATGAAGCATCGTGAAGGCGACAGTAGCCTTCTTTTCAAGTGATTGACCACCAGGAGCATTAATATCTCCAAACATCTTCATAGCGTTTTCAACATTTCTAACACCGGCCTGTGCCTGAGCTAAAATAGCAGTTCTGTCTTGGAAAGCAAGTGCTTGAGCTTTTGATATCTCTGAAGGATCCACAGCTTTTTTTGGTGCAGGCTTGAGAGTTTCGATGATTCCCTTTGGCGCTTCTTTTGGAGAAGGTACCTTTGCTGCAGTTGGCGTTGGAGCTGCCCCCTTTAAGTCATCATAAGAGGATTTTAGTTTTTTATTGCTCTCCTGGACCTTGTCAGCTGCTTTTGCTTGCTGAATCGCTGCTTTTGACACAGTGTCTGAACTGAATCGAACGGCATCTGTAGCGCCAGTAAATGTTTTATATATAGTCTCTGCTGTAGCTCTTAACGCAGAAGTAGCAACGTTAATCGTGCTAGCCATATTTGATGCAGCTCCCTCAAGAACATCATTAATTGTTGCAGTTTGCTTAGCAAGCCTAGAAATATCGTCTTGAGTTTTACTTGTATCGATTCCTTTTTCAAAATTACTAGCATAGCTTTCATATGCATCAGCATTTTCTTCGTTGAATAGCTTTTGCGCCTCCATGACACTGCCTAATCCTAAACTAGTAGCAATAACTTGTTGCTCGCGACGATGCATATCATCAAATGACTTGCCAGCATCATCAAGGCTTTGTCGTAACATTTCAATTTTTTCATCTGGCGAGGCATGAATTAGTGCCATTGTATCGACAACAGTATCTCCTAAGATAGCATTTAGCTTGCCAGCAGCTTGTGCTGCGCCTTCAAAAGTATCAAACTTCATTGCAGTATTTAAAAGATCACCTGCAGCAATACCTGTTGCTTTAGACTGAGCCTCAAGCTTGGCAAAAACTGTGGTCATGTTTTCACCAAACTGAGTTAGCTGAGGCGCCATAGTGTTAAAGTCTGCCATGACCTGATTCAAGTCTTTATCAATTGCTAAACCTGTCGCAACAACTTGACGCGTAAGTTTAATCATTTCTACGCCGTTCATAGACATAGCTTTTGAGCCAATTTCCATTGTTTTGGCTGTAGCTTGCTGTGAGATGCCTAGGCGACCCAGAGCTGCAACGTTGTTGGCCATGGCTGCACCAAGATCTGGAGTGGCTTTCATTACTTCTGAGAATGTAGAAACACCTTGTGCTAGCTCTTTCATCGCGGCAGCGGCATCACTAGGATCGATATAAATATCGGATATCATCTGCAAGCCATCGCGTGCTCTCGCCGCGTTGCTATTAAATCTCTCAGCTAGCTCAGCTTCGGAGTCCATTACGGCAAGAAATGCTGCTTGGGACTCTTTGAGTCCAAAACCAATTGTTTTTCTAAAGTTTCTGTATTGAGTATCTAAATCTTTAACAATGTTTTTAGTAGCTGTGCTAATTGTGTCTGCCTGGGCTTCTAAAACATCCGCACCCATACCGATAACTTCACCTAATAATTCTCCGCCAATCTTTACTACCTTGCCTCCAAGACCGCCGCTTCCTTTAATAATCTCGCCAAATACGTTTTGTACGCCGGCGCCGGCTTTCTTTGTGTTAACATTCATCTTTGCGGCCATGCCACCAAGAGCAGCAAGCTGAGCTTCTTGAACTTTTTTCAATAATGTGGTCGACGCCCTATAACTGCTACTTTGCCTATCAAAAGATGCTTTAACATTATTTTCTAATTTATCTTGAGCAGTTTTTCGATCTCTAATCTGAATGTCGTTATTTTTGCGGGCTTCTTCAGCGCTTTGTTTAAGAGCATTACCCTCAGCTTGTCTTTTTCTTTGAATAAAGTCATATAATTTTTTTTCTTGTTCAAGCTGCAGCGCGAGTTCTTCTTTTTGATTAGATCTAGCAGCCTGTATTTTTCTATTATATTGCTGTATAAGCTTGTTTGTGGTACTTTCTTGCTGTAACAATAAATTAGACAACGCAGCGACGTCCTCTCGTTCGCCACTACTTAATTGACTAGCTTTTATCTTCTCTGCAGCTATGTCTTTCATTAACTGCAGGATTTTTTCTAGATTTTCTGCGTCAGACATCTTACTGTACCCCTTAAACTAAATAGTGCTAATACAAAAAAGAAAAGGAGGGCGCTAGCCCTCCTCGTATTAACTATCTTCATTGGCCTTTTCGATCGCATCTTTTTCGTCTTCAAATTGACGTTGCAACCTTTTCAAGAACCACTTTCTCAATCCCACAGGCAAGTTATAGGCTTCGATGAAACTCCAGCCACCGTGGTATTTTAATAGGAAAAAGTCATTATAGACATATTCCATATATTCATCATTCAGGCCAAAAAAATTCCGTATTAAACGGCACCTCCATGTCTGTGGTGTGACCGCACTTAGAACAGCCGTATAGCTGAGTTAAATCTACATTAGGTGTCATTTTCCTATGCAGTTTTCTTAAAAGTTTAGAATCACTAATAGGCATAGACATAATAAATTCATGCACTGTATATCTATCCTCGCTTCCGTTTACAGAGGTAATTATTTTATACAACTGATCTGTAACCGTATTATGCTGACCTTTGGCTTTCTTTTGTTTTGACTGGTTTGACAAATCATTTTCATCTTTGCCTGTAAGAAGCTTAAAGCCTACCTCAACACCAGTTTTGGGAAGCATTGTATAAAGCACTCCGTCTTTCAATCTAACAGAATTGTCTTTGAGTATGTTGTCATCTAAACAGCCTAAGCTAAGTGTTTTTTCCTCTAAGCTAAAAGTATAGTCCGACACACTACCACATGAGGGGCAAGTTATTTTTGTCTCATATAGCGCACCATACCCACTCTCTCTGGCCGCAATAAGTATTGCATTGCGATCTCCCGAAAGTAGTGTTTCGGGATCAATTCTTTTATCCAAAATAATGCTAAACAAAAGACGCTCCAACGCCAAGCCTTGTCTAAGCAAAGCCTCTGAAGTTAGGATATCTTCTTCTTTGGCAGTCATATACTTAATTTCGATAACCCCTTGCTTATGAAGAGGGTGTCCTTCAGGATAAAGCTCTCCCTTAGAAGGCAACTCAACAAACTGCGTTGGTGTTACAAAAGAAAGTGGTTGAGACTGCTGCGCAGCAACTGCTGCAGCTGGGCTCTCAGGGTTTTGGCCCCCTGGTTGCCCAACGCGCTTCTCGTTGTTTCTCATTTTTACCTCGTAAATTTATTTATTTTATACTGCTAGTGGGCCAGTTAAAATTGTAGCATAATCATACTCTAAACCAACTTCAACTTCAACTATGCCATTATCAGTATAACTCAAACCGTCACCAAATTTAACAGAAGTCATAAGAGAATTATGCAAAGTCCAAGTTTCTCTTGGCACTCCTAAGTTAAAGCCTGGGTTGTCAGTAATTGCAACAGTGGACGGATCTACATCGACGTCACCACCATCATACTGGCTAATTGTAACTTGACCGATAGCAAACTGCATTTGTGACTTAGTAAAGCCCATTTTTGCAGCCTCAAAGCTTTCAGGTGCTTGGTAACCAGAATTTCTCATTAAATTATAGAATTTATTTCCCATGTCTGCTTGAAACGAATCAATAAACTTAACGCTTATAGGTTGCCACTTAAGCTTGGTTGGAAATTTAAATTCGTGATTTAAAAATTCATGCTTGTGAACATCTATGTTGGCTGATGGCTTGGAGACGCTAACACACATAAAGCTAGCTTGCTGTCCAATATTACTGAAGCTCACAAGCCATCTGAATTTTCTTTTAGGCTCGAAAGGATTGCCTAACTTTTTATCTGTCTCTGTAAAAAATGCCATGTATCTGGTCTCCTATATCATTAACTAGTTTAATCGTCAAAAGATGCGCCACTGCGTGTGATAATAAAATCAAGTGCGATAAACTCAATGGCTCTTGCTGGTTTAATGAAAATCTTTGCGTATAGAATGTTTCTATCTACAAGCTCATCTGTGGTTGTGGTGCTGTCAAGAACCAACTTGTAGTCGGTTAAGCCTAGCCCAGCCTTCACTCCAGCCAAAAATGGGTTAACCTCGCCTTTGAAACGATCCCAAGTCGACTGAACGTTTTGCTCGAAGAGTGTTCTCGATGCAATTCTGGAAATCTCCTTCTTAAGGAAGATAAGAAGCCGTCGAACGTTAATCCTGTCAAGGGCCGAAGGCGTAACCTGAAGTGTTTTCTGACCGAACACCACAATACCCTCTGCAGGGAAACTTGCAATTGGATTAATGTTTGCATCGTAAAGCTTGTCACGCTGGTCGGAAGTAACGCGGGTGCGCACTCCTACAACAGGCAAGCCGGCAGAACCTTCGCTTAAGCCGCCACGGGTAAATCCAGCTGGGGCAAACCAGACTGCTGATCTGCGCTGCGAACTAGACATGGTACCCAGAGCGACAACGGAGGGCGGGACGAATAGAATCGCATCGCTCACCGTATCTCGAATCTGAACAAACGGGAAGAAGGCACATGCGTAACTTGAGTTAAGACCTCGTCCCTTAAGGTTTGCAACAACACTATCAACTGAACCAGTTCTTCTAGAGACTGCCTCGCCGCCAACAATGCCCTCATGAGGAGGCTCGTAACTTCCTTTAAGGTCAATAATTGCTAAAGCGTCTGCGCGCTCTTCAACTGCAACAACGAGTTGATCAGTAAGAGTTTCGTTGGTTAAGCCTGGAATTGTTGCGATATCAAACTCGATAAACTCTGGGTCTGACAGAACATTAATTGATCGCTCAATAGTATTCCAAGCATAGTTTGTAGTCGCCGACGATCCGGTAGACAAGTAACGATTCCGGAACGGATCCTTCTCTGTGATATCTAGACCATCTTGGCCTCCAAAAACTGGAGAGGTAAACCGGTTGAATCCCGCATCAAGAATTGAGTCTGATCCGCTTAGGCCGGTCTTTGATGTGGCGCTAGCTCGGGATCCACTAGTATGAACTGCGGACTTAACTGATAACCCATCAGCAGAATTAACAACAACCAGATCATCCAAAGTAAAGATCCAAGAGTAATGGCTAGCGCTAGCCGCTTGACTAAACATATCGACTCCAAGCGCTGGTCCTCTAAAGTGGTCCAAGTTTTCCTCAGCAAATATTCTAGTGCCCGCACGATTGGATTGATATCCAAAGTAGGCCTGAGATAAGCGAGTTAAGTCTCCCTCGGAAGCGCTAACTCTAATTCTATTTGATGGCCACTCAATAGCACCAGTAAGAGGGGCGAGACCAGCATCCCAAACAACGACGTCACTACCATCCGCATCAATAGGCGATGCGCCCGGATTAACAAGAGTATCGATGTTCTGCAAAGAAGCAGTTGGTAAGCTATCTGCTCCAACAACCCAAGATCCAGCGCCTTTAATGTCAGCAGGAGAGGTGAGAGTTAAATTGCGAATTTTAGGATCAGCATCAGTATGACCTTGATTTCCTAGAACTTCCAAGGTATCAGGCACAACAGGTCCGTATACACCAAAAGGAAGCAATCCTTCAGCATTTCCTGCGTCAACAAAAGCAGAGACAAGCACGCGTACAAATTTAGATGCATTATCATAGGTACCATACTGTCTAACTGTTCTTGAAACAGTATCATAGGCGTACTCTTTGTCACCAATAACCCTACCAATGTATTTTGAAGATGTAGGATCTAAGTTAACTCCTGTGTATCTTTCTAAGACAACTGGATTATTGTCTGTATCTTTTGCATCGCGAATCAACACAGTGAAAGATCCAAACTTTACAAAGTTATTAGCAGGCTGCTTAATGTCTGCTAATGAAATTTTAATTTCTCTATTTGTCATCTCGCCATTGTCAAGAGCAACAAACCGGAAAAGTTTCTCAACCATGCTAGTATCAGTTGGATCAAATCCGTTACCAGATTCAACAGCTCCACGCTTGTCTTGTGAGAAGAACCAACCAGTTCCGCCGGCTGTTGCAGAGACAAGGTGATTAGACCAATCAGTTGAGGGCGTAGGTCTGCTAAGACCAACGACGCATGCAAGATAATCACCTGCAGCCGAAGCGCTAACAGAGTTAGCACTTAGCCTTGTGCGAATCTCTTCCTCAAAGCTCTCACCCAAGAAGTATTTCTGCACAACACCACCGGCTGATGTGTCAATTAAATCAGAATTAGCTGCAGTCGGGTCAGTGTTAAAGGATTTACGGATGAACTGATCCGAGGTTGGATCAAAATTAAATTTTGCGCTCTGCAGGACAGTTCCGGCAGAACCTGAAGCAACCCTTGCGTGGAAAGACTGGCCTCCTGTCGAACGAATCCAAACACCAGAACTTGTAACTGGTACATTATCAGAATCAAGAGCATCACGGGGAGTTCCCATTAGCTGGACGTAACCATCTTCAACATACCAGATGGCACCCAAAGCTCCTGTAACAGGCACAGCGCTTGAAGCTGTGATAGCTGCAATATGATCAGAAGAGTTGTCAGTTGGCGAAACAGTTGTGCCAAGCTTAATTAAGTTATGGCTACCATCGTCGCCTCCGGTGAAGGTAGTTGAAGTTGTGTTACTGACGCCAGACATGTCAGGAGTACTATTATTGCCTGCTGAGCCGAGACCGGTCTGTGTCAGGCCCACAACTCCGGCGGCGGTTTCAGCGGCGGTCATTGCAAGATCAGAGTTGTTGATAGCGTCACGGATCCTTTCTCCCACAGCTGCTGCACTACCGAGAGCGTTTTGAACACCAATAATTACATTGGATCCGGATTTGGTACCATCTACGGTTGTGACGCCAGTCTTAAAAATAAAAGGCACTGATAGGCCAGCGGCATCTGTAAGGGTAAAAGTTTCATCATTGAGTACTCCGCCGTTGGTAGTAATTGAGGCGGTTGCCGCGACGTCGGCGGTGCCCTCAGTGCCGTCGCCCTGGAAAAGGTTCTCGTCGACCCAGATGCTAATATTATTAGCTAAGTTACCTCCAACTTTTGAGGCAAGAGTCAGTCTATTGGTGCTGTCATCGTATGAAGCACTAAGAGCAGCTTGAACCCCAGCAAGAGTTGCAACAGATGAAATAGTGCCGGCTGCGGAATTAGGCGAAGCAACAGAACCTCCGTTAATTAGGTCAACTAATCGACCCATGGCTCCACTAATCGCGGCGTCAGTTGTAGCTGCTTCTGCAAGAACGTCAATAGTGTTAGCAGCGGGTGCAGCAATATTGTCGGTGAAATTAAAAGTAAGCGCCTGAGAATAAGATGGAGCTGCGGCGCCTGTAGAAACACCACCAGCGAGATGACTAGGTATACCAATACGAACTGTAGTGGTAGAAACATTTGCTTCTGCAGTTGTTAAAAGTTGGATATCCACGCTTGAAGTTGTTGCGCCTTGATTTGTTGCATCAGGGTCAGGCATCACAAGCAAGCCGTAAGCTCCACCTACGGTTCCAGTTTTTGCTATAGTATTAGCCGTTCTCCAGCCTGCAGGAGCAGTTGGGTTGGTGCTGTATGAGTCTGCATCTTCGTGCGAAACACCAAGCAAGCGGATAATGGTGCAAGGAGTATTATTTCTTAACCAAGCTTGAGCAGCGTATGCAGCATAAGTGGGTGCTGTCATCGCAGCAGAGCGCCAGATATCGCCAGATGCGTTTCCAGGAGCAGGCGCTCCAAAAACGTCAACTAGCTCGTTAAAATCTTTAATTTTTATAGGTCTATTTGATGGTCCTTTGCGAAAACGCCCAACAACAACTGGACCCATGCGCTCAGTTAACTCCGGCAACTGTGACTGATCAATCTCCTCGATGAAGACGCCCGGTGAAATAAACTTAAATCTATCGTCTGACATTTTTTTACTCCTTAACCACTAAAGGTTGTTCTTTTTGTAGAACATTTTTCTCTAATAAATAGTATATCCTAAATGCAAAATCCTTTTAATTCTAAAATACGTCGTCGATGTCACCGACCACAACTCTCTCTCTTAAAAGGCGCACCTTGACTGGATTTTCTCTGCGAACAACACGAGGTTGTTTCTGATTTCTAGTGTCCCCAATAAGATAAGCCAAAACTTTCATATTCATAGATGTTTCGTATTTTCTCTCATTAGTTTCATAATTTGAAATATTGTTTGCTACTGAATAACTGTCATCCATAAAGGCTTCATAAGCATTTCCACCATGACCAATCATAATTCTACGATGCGCATTTGACGCTCTAATAATTGGCGTCATTATATCGTTCATTTGCTCTTGATACTCTGTTCTGACAACTATTTTATAATCAATATTAACATATATGGGTATAGGTATGGTTAGGGTTTCGTAAACAACTTTATTGCTTTCTTGACCTCTTTTTACAGGAAGGCCTTCTTGCGATAAGCGAGACATTGTATCAGCTTTTAAAAAGTTTGAAGTTTTATCTTGTTTTATAATGCGGTTGATCTCTATTAGCCCGCCTTTCAAATCTCCGCGGGGGTCGACAGCTGCATAAGGGAAGGATTTTGCATTTTGCAGATCTTTTACAATATTCCCTCTTTCAATAACAATTATAGGATAAGTAACGTTACCTTTTGAGTCTCGTTTAATGTCGTCTCGCTTTACATTGTTAGCTCTTTCGTATCCAGCCCACACAATAGGCACAGATGCAAAGCCTTTATTGGTTCTGGTGCTGATATTAAGCTTTTTATTAAAAAAATTAAATACAGACATATCAACATCTTCTAAATCAGACTTGTAATAGGGTATATCTCTTTCTTTTTCTTGAACATCGCCTTTTTGTTTATCACGTGCCATCGAACAAGCCCTCCCTTGAACGTATACATTGTGCTGATATCTCTATTCTTCGATCAACTTGGCCAAAAAGCTCTTTTGCTTCTTTTAAAGACACAATCTCGTAGAACGCTTCGCCATAGAGCACAAAGTCCCCCTCTCTAACAAACAAATCTTGGTCTTCGGTCAACCTACGCTTGTGAAAATGCACAGTTATCTTTGTCATTTTGTCAATTCCATGATTTTCAGCCTTTGTTTCTTGACCCTGAAAGTCGATCAAAGCATGCACGCGAACCGGTGGCAAAAATGTTTTTACAATTGCCTCACCGTAAAGCTGATGGTATCTTGTGCGCTCTAAATCAATAGGATAGTAAGCAATTGCTTGCCCAATAACACGCTCAATGATCTCATCGTTAACTTGCTTGACAAGATCGCGTTCTTTTTCGCCTAAAAATAAGGGCGGCGGAGGTACAGCTGGCCTTGTCCACTTGTCTGTTTCATCAGCCATCTATATTATCCCTGGTAAATAAAGAAAGGATAGTGTTTTGCAATGCCTTGAGTCTTCTCAGTGATATTGCTCTGAGTTTCCACCATCTTTTCATAAGTCATTTCATCTAGAACTTTCTGAAGTTCCTCGCGAAGCTTGTTTTGTAGGTCTTTGCCCTCTGTAATAAGTGCAGCTCCATTAAGCTGTACAGTGTTGTTTGGAATTGGAACGTTTCCAAACTTTGAACGCACTTGCCCAAGTGTTTCTTTTGTCAAAGCAAGAGCAAATCTACGAATCCACTGCTTTCCTATGGCATTGATATTCTCATAAGGTATATTAGACATAGGAAGCGTGTTCATGTTGTTGACGCCGTCAATTCCATCTTTTTTAACATCTTGTTCTTCAAATATTTCATCAGGGCTGTGAACAGTAAATTCAAAGAAATATTTTTCAGGACCGACAGTTGTGGGGTGAGGAAATAATTTCAAAACATTATTCTGGATCTCGTATGAATAATGTGAGTTTCTGGTATAGATCGCGTCCTCATATGCCATAGCTTGAAGCTTATTGTGCCAAGGAGGAATTACTTCAAATGTTGAGTCATCCGCATACATACCATAAGTTGACATATTACCAACTTGATTCATTCCTCCATAGTATCCATAAAATCTCCACATTGTATGAGGAGTCCTATAGTACACCCTGCGAATAATAACCCTACTGTTGTCAACAACGCCTGGATAATTTGAGCTTGCAGTTAAAGAAAGATTCTGTACTATTTCCTGTAAATCATATTCTTGTTTGTTGATAACTGCATCAAAGGAAGCTGTATATACTGGAGTTGTCCCGCCTAAGCCAGTTTCTGAAATGCTGTGGTCCATGGCTCTTTTGGCATACCCAAATCTAAACTTTGGATATTTTAATTGTATTTTATCATCCGCTTTAGCGTCTGTTCTCTCGCCATCACTATCAAAAGTGCCGGTTGTGGATCCCAAAGCACTATGAAGTATATTTTTTGCCTGATGAACGTTTAAAATATAAGAATATTCTAGTACAGCTTCCTCATATGCTGCAAATATATTCTTCTCTGTTAACTCAATGTCAAGCACATCACCGCCAAGCTTGCGGTAAGTATAATTTACTTGCTCTGCAGCGCCTGTAACAAAACTACTATTTGAAAGCGATCCTGAAGCGTATATTCCATAGGGATAATTAGTTGATATCGCTGCGTTTGATAAAGATCCAGTCTCAGGCAGGACAACTGCGCTAGCTGAAGATGCGGGTGTAAGATTTGGGAGCGACATACATTTTATCTCCTATTGTACAAGGTAAATAGTTTGATGACAAAAGAAAACCCCGCCTGAATGAACAGGCGGGGTCGTTTGGCGTTACAACCAAATCTTTAAGCTTAGCCTAAGAGATCTTGGCAGATAACCAGACCGTACATATCAGGTCGGACCATCTTCTTAGCGTAACGAGTCATCACGCCCTTACGGGGCACGAAGTCCTCAGTACCGAAGATTGTCGGAGTAACCTGTAGAGGCACGTAAGGTGCGTAAACATAGCCGCTCTCAAGGAAGCTGCCTCCGCGACGACCAACAAGGATCGTTGAACGAGGGAAGTAAGGATCGACGTAAACATCGAACTTACGGCTAAGATTGCCAGCTTTAACTGCACCAACATCGCCGCGGTTATCCTCATGGCTAACGTTTGCACGGAAACCAGAGGTAAACTCAAGGATGTTGGCAACTTCCGGCCCACAGACAAGGAAGTTAGCACCACCGCGAAGAGTCTTACGATGAATCTGAGCCGACACATCATTGATGGTCTCGATCAGAGTCTCGTACCACTCGGACACGGTACCGGTGAAGTCAGCACCCATGAGGGACTCGTTGGCAACATCGCCGCCGACCTGCTCGCCAGTGTCGCGGTTGAGGAACTTACCAGGTCGTCGTGACCAGTGGAAAGTATCAGCCGTTGCACCCTTGACAAGATCCTCAAGAAGCTCACGGTCGATCTCAAGCGCAATATGCTCGGAGAGAAGCTGAGTAAGCTCAACCTCGGCATCCAAGTTGTGGTACGCATTAAGATCCTGACCAAGCTCAGGGGTCCACTTAGCTTTGAGCTTTTTGGTCTGCGTGGTCACAGCGATGCTGGACACGTCGATGTTAAGCTCAGCCATTTCAACCGCATTAGGATTATTATCCGTTCCATCGCCACCAACATACTCACCGCCGACGCTGCTACGATCAGCAGCATTATTAGCGCCCTCAAGGGCAAAGATCTCACCAACAACGCCACCAGGGACGTTCGCAGTTGCATTGAAATCATCACCAACAGGGAATCGTAGCTGAAATTCAGAGTCACCAGAAGTAACATCACCACCCTGGCCAAGCTGCGCAGCAGAAGGTTCACTAGTTCGCATGAATACTAGAAGCACACGATCTGCATTGTCCGGATCAATCTGAGTCAGACGACGAACTTGAGTAGCATCGGTGAGGATGTTAGAAAGAATGCTGGTGCCATCAGCAGGGGCAACAAGTTCAAGTGCGACCAAGTTATCCTCAGCTAAAGTAGCATCGTTAGAGCTATTTCCATCAGTATCGCCGGCGACAATCAATGATCGAGGCACGGAAATAACAATTGGACGGCTAGATTCAGCGAGGTCCGGGTCGTGCTTGAGAATTTTTCGCGCAAATGCGTTAGACCCAGTTAACTGAGCTAGCGTAAGTGAGCCAGAAAACTCAACAGTGGCAGTTCCATCAGTTGAACCAGTGGAGTAAGATACAGCCTCAGAAGCTGCAGTACCACCAATCTGGTCGTAAGTGATATCGACCGTATCCATGAGCGGAGACGAGTAACCATTGTTAAGACCATAGAAGCTGCGCTCAGCATTAACACCCGTTAAAAGCACACCACCAGTGATCTCGGAACCGAGTCGTCCACCACCGTATACGGAAGTGCCAGCCGCGCCGAGCGCGGTTGCAGCGGCGAGTCCCTCGTACTTGAAGTCGAGGAAGAAGATGAGGCCCGAAGGCAAGCTCATCGGCTGAACCGACACAAGATCATTAGCAATAAGTCCACCGAAAACACGGCGAACGATAGGGAAAGCAACCGAAGCGAAACCTTCGACGTCACCTGCACCTAGAGTTGAAGCCTCCTTAAGAAGCTGTGCGGCCTGATTCTCCAAGAGTCGGGCCATTCCTTGGCGTTGATTTTGATCAGTAATTCCCTCAAGAAGACCGGTCTTTTCCCACTTATCCATTAGGGCAGCACCATCTCTTGAAAGATTCCGATTAACAATGCCTTCTGTTAGTTTTTGTAATACAGACATTTTGAAATCCTCCTATAAATTAGTCTTTATTAAGTCCTGCTAAAAATCTCCAACGATCGAACGATGGATCTTCTTTTTGGCTTTTTTCCGCTTTACGGGATCCGGCCAGGATCACAGAAGAAGACTTCTCTACCGCCTCGCGCAGTGAATTTGGCTGCTTCGCAGGGTTGGTGCTGCCCACTGTGCTATGAAGTGTCTCATAGATTACTTTTGCTTCTTCAATTGTTGTAGCTTTAGAAACAGCTTCGGCAAGCTTACGTTTTTGCCGCCCATTTAAAGAGTCGCTGGTTAAAGCCTTATTTTGATACAGAAGACGTGCGTTAGAAAGTGAAGTTGCCTCCATCTTTTCTTTCAACACAACAACTGCATCGCGTAACTTGACAATAAAGTCTTTTGCTTCGTCAAGAGATTCTGAAATTTCATCATTTTTGCTTTGTAGAACCTCGTTGACAGCTTTTAATTCTTCGACTGCTCTTCTCATAGCAGCCTTTCTCTCCCTAACCTCGGAATCTTGCTCAAGAGCAAGGATTTCTTCCTCAGCTAGTTCATATGCAGATTCAGGGGTAGACAAGAATCCAGACTTAACTGGAAGAATATCAACTTTTAGAGCCTCGGCTAGATCTGATATAAACTCTTCATCTAGCTCTACTTCCTCTAGTTCTTCTTCTTCGTTCATTTGCCCAGGGCCAGCGGCATCAGGATCATAGTCAACTAAAGCATCCGTTACGCCACGAGCGATCCCTTCATCAAAGGTAAATTCTTCTTCAAGCTGATGCTCTAAGCTCTCACTCATAAGCTTAAGCTCTTCCATCAAGGAATCAAGAGGAATTGTAACGGTCTCGTTTGGACCGCGAGCGTCAGCAACCAAAGGAATATGCTTAATAACATTAGATTCTGCCGATTCGGCTCCTTCTCCAGCCGCAGGTCCTGCAGCCGCAGGATCACCTGCACCGGCTTCGCCTCCAAGAGGGTCACCACCGCCTAAATCAGCCAAAGGATCTTCTTGCTCAAGCATGGCCTGAACTGCTTCTTTAATCTGACCTGAATACTGCTCTAAAACTAAAGTTTCAGCGTTCTTCACTGCTGCTTCCTTTAGAGCCTCAGCATCGATAATAGCTTGTTCTAGCATGTCTGACATTTATTTTCTCCTGAGAATATTTTCCATAATAAATAGTAATTAATTTTTGCAAATGACTGATTTTAAGTTGCAGCAAACCCTGTTGCGTGGAAAATGCTTTTTCCAGCACCAGTTGCGCCGGTAACACATACAACGTCAACATAGCTGCCATCAGCGCAGCCTGAAGCAAATGTTACCTCATTTGAACTGATTGTTATCTGGTCACTTGCGGCATCCTCTGCAGCAGCGTATACATTTCCAAAAAGAACATCTGCGTCTGAACCGCTTGTATCACCCCTAATAATTTTAACTGCAGCATCGGTCGACCCTCCGCCATCTGCATCCAAGACCATAACTCTTATATTCCAACCTTGAAGTTGTTTTGCCACATCAGCATCGGTTGTTGTTGGTAATGTTATGTTATACGTGGTTCCCGATGTTTGAATCAACAATATAGCGCCCATGTAGCCCATAGCGTTAAGAGGGTTAGATAAATCTAAATTGGTGGTTACTGGAATTGTTGGTCTTTTAATTCCAAAGCCTCCAATCCCATTCCAATCATAAGACTGAGCAGTTGTAATACCATCAGCTTGAAGCACTCTGATTGCAGCTGAAGCCGTTCCAGTCAACTCTTTAAGATCAACAACATTAACAGGGTTACCGGCACCATCCGTAACACTAGTAGCCATGTTAATTGATAGTTTCGATGTAGCATTGTCTTTAAACGTAACGTCACCACCATTAGCGTCAATTATAATGTCGCCTTCCACGTCAATTGTGAGGTCGCCAGAGGATAAATCAATTTCTGATCCATCGATTGTAATATTATCAATAGTGACACCGGCGTCTGCATCAAGCACGCCATGAACAGTCAAAGCGCCGCTAACATCAACGGCACCATTGATATCAATTGCAGTTGCAGTTAAATCAATTTCATCTGTAGCTCCTATCGAAAGGACAGTCGCGCTGGAACCGTGAATAAATTGAGTTGAATCATTAAATTCAATCTTCTTATCACTAGCCATTAAAATTGAGTCTGCAGAGCCATCGATTCTGAATATCTCTACTCCGTCGGCATCTTTGAAAATCGCATCACGAGTAGTGGTAGCCATATCAATTGACATCGCAGTCTGCGACCCATCTTTAAAAGTAATATTGCCAGCGTCAGCGTTAAACTCTATATTACCGCATGAGTCCAAAGTAAGATGTCCGTCGGCACCGCTAGACTCATCAACTGTTTGAAGTGTTGTTGCACCATCAGCAGCTACGACTGTTCTAAAGTAGTTATTGCCATCAAACTTAACACTAAGCTCGGTTTGATTTCCTCCTCCAGCATCAGTGTCTAAGGACATAAAAGTAATCGGCTGATCTGAAGAGCCGCCATTTTTCATAAGTGAAAATGACATTCCATATGATTCAGACCCGCTAGTTGCGTCCAGTGTGCTAACAGTAATAGCGCCGGCGTTTTGTAAGCTGCCAGCGTCAGAGTCAACTTTGAATCCTAAGCCTACGCCAAGACCGGGAGTGCCTGCGCCATCAGAACTGTCTGGATCTCCAGAGGTAAGGTGCGTAAGAACCAGAGGGAAAGCTACGTGATCATCAAGTGCTGATGAAGTCTGAAGGATAAGGCCCTCAGATGTCTCTGTCGGATTTGTGTCAGTGCTATGAGTTAAAGTAACTTTACTGTTGGCGCCAAAGTTAACAATTGCACCATCAGAGCCAAGCGTTAGATCGTCGCCTACAGCAAGATCTGTGCCAACCGTAGCAGCACCTGAAGTTGTGATGGAAGCTGCGCTAATTGCACCTACATCAATTGGACCCACTGTTCCACTGAAGACTTCAGATGAATTTGTTGCGTCTGCAATAAAGGTAAACTTGCCTGTGCTATCATCAAATCCAAAGAATCCAACTTTAGCAGAAGATCCATTGTGGTATTTAAATTCTATACCGCGATCCTTGTTATCGTCTGCAGCGATATCGCCTGCAGCATCGCCAATTGTTATAATTGGATCTTCAACAGTTAGAACTGTAGAATTAACCGTTGTGGTTGTTCCGTTGATTGTGAGATTGCCGCCAACAACAAGATTTCCGCTAATATCAGCGGCGCCGTTGATGTCGATAGTTGTCGCTGTAAGATCAATCTCATCCGTCGCCCCAATGGATAGTACTGTAGCTGAAGAGCCTTGGATAAACTGTGATGCGTCATTGAACTGAATCTTCATTGTGCCGTTAAGCAGAAGGCCTGTGTCAGCGACATGTGTTAATGATACATCGTCATCAGCACCAAAGCTAAGTACTGCAGCGTCGGACTGTAGAAGCAAATCATCACCGATACGAGCATCACCATTGACATCAAGCGTCTTTCCAGGTGTTGCTGTATTAATACCGACATCAGATCCCCACAATGTTAGAACCTGGCCAGAAGAGTCACTGTGATGATATAGTTTACCATCAGCATTGTAAATGGTCCACTCTCTTCCTCCAGTGTCGTGCAAAACAACACCAGCAGAGGAGGCATCAGATATTTCTATAAACTTTGACACACCAGCGTTTGAAGTTGGAGTGGTTGTACCAACACCAATGTTTTTGTTGTCGCCCTCGACGACCAGAGCATCAGTTGCGACAATAAAGTCGTCTCCAGCATCAGTTCCAAGAGTTACGTTGATGGTTGTGCCGGCATCAGAAGAAATAGAATCTAGAGCAATATCACCAACATTAGTAATGTTTGCATCACCAGCAGAAAAGCCACCACTAAAGACTGCGGCCTGTGCGAATGTAACTGCTCCACCGTCTGCGATTGTCATAGCGTTGTCGCCATCGGTGTAGCCAATGTTTGCTGTCTGCACTTCGCCGCTTACCAAAGCGTTACCTGATATATCAACGTTGCCGTTCATATCAATAGTTGTCGCTGTTATGTCCACCTCAGTTCCAGCAGCAATAGAAAGCACACCACCAGCTCCAGCCGAAATGTGCTCGTCGCCTGAATCGTAGAAATATAACTTGTTGGCGCCACTAATTTTAACATCGCCGGCGACCTCTAAAAGCTCATCTGGGTCGGTCACGCCAATACCAACATTACCAGCGCTAGTGATGCGCATGCGCTCGGCCATGGATCCCCCAGCGGCCTCGGTCTCAACTGACACATAGGCAGCGTCGGTGGCGCCATCGTGGTAAGCTGCTATCATTGCTAGGTTGGTGTCGCCGTCATTTGCACCAAACATTATTCCGCCCAATTGGCTGCTAGTATCACCAGCTGATCTGTGCAGCATCATACGGCCGCCTGCAGAATTAACGATGTGGAGCGGCATAGATGGATTTATTGTGCCAATACCAACATTCCCATTTTCTTGTATTACCATTCTATGAGCGATTCCCACGCCTTGAGAACCGGCAAAAAAGTGCAATCTACTGTCTGCTGAATAAATATCCCATTGAGTGCCTCCGGTATCGTTAACGGAAATTCCTGCCGAGGAAGAATCTTCAATGGTCAAGTATCTAGCCATGCCAGACGGCGCTGCTGGATTTATTGTCCCAATGCCAACTTGCCCATTTTCTTGTATCACCATCCTATGCGCAATACCAGAGCCTTGAGTACTGGCAAAAAAGTGTAGCCTACTGTCTGCTGAGTATATGTCCCATTGAGTGCCTCCGGTGTCGTTTAAACTAACGCCAGCAGAGGATGCGTCAGAGACTAGCACGTACTTGGCAACACCAGATGGAGCAACAAGAGTCGTTGTGCCGACAGCAATAGAGCCAGTCGTAAAGCTCAAGTTGTTTGGAATCGAAGCTGTTGCAGCGTTAATGGTGACAATATCCGAGGCCGCGTCTCCAAGAACCATTGAATTGGCGTTAACTTTAAAGTCTGCAACATGCGCATCAAAAGTGCCAGTAACATTTAAATTACCGCTAACAATTAAGCTTGTTTCAATATGGACGTCGCCGCTAGTTGTATTCGGCGCAATCTTGTCTACAAATAATCTACTCATTTTTTTGATTCCTGTTTTTTATATATATTATCGCACATTTAAAACTCATCTAGTTTTGCTTCTGTATCTGTTGATATTCTTAAAGATCCGGCGTCTTCAATTTTAGAAAATAAAATACCATCGTCACCCTTCTTAGATAAAATTCTAAAATATGACGCTCTAGGGGTTGCAAAGTCCGAGGTAAAAGATATTGGATTTGAATTTCCGATTCCGTTTTGACTTAAATCTCCAAAAAACACAGACGAGAACACAGTTCCAAAATCAACTCTTAACCACTTAATATCGCTTGAGTTGTTAGCATCATAAATAACCAAATCATTAATATTAAGAGAGCCCATGCTATCAATTGTTGTTCCAGATGAGCCAGTTGTCGCAGTGTTAACAGAGAAGTATAATCCATTAAAAGGCGAAAGCTGAGCGCCTGCAGGCGTTACAACAACAGAATTAAGATTGCCATTAGCAAGAGCATTGCTCACTGGGGTCTCAGATACAATACCAGTATTGCCAAGTGTTCCTGTAAGCGTATTAGTATTTGGATCCCAATAGCCTCCGAACTTTGTTAATCCGAAAAATGGAAAGTGACCTACTGACATTTTATAAACTATCCTCCATATTAATCGCTTAAACTTGTGTTTCCAAGCCTTATAATCGGCACCCAAACAAACCCAGATCCAGGATTTAACCACATCAACCTTATGAAGTCCCCTTGCGTAGTCATGGTTATAATACCATCTGGATCTGAATCAGTATTCCAGCCGGCTGTTGCAACTGTTATGACCTGATTATCGACTGATGAGGGGTTTGTCGTCGCGAGTAGCGCTATCTCTTTTATTTGCCCAGCCACTTCGCCATTTGCAAGAGTATACGTATCATTTGAGCCATTGGCGCCGGCGGTTAGCCCACTCAGTCCACTAGTGGTTAGCGCAACACTGCTAGCGTTAGCAGATGTCTGTTCAACGCCCTGTACAGCTATACCACCTGCTATAGTGGTGATAGATGAAGTGCCAGCTGCAATTGTGACATCCACTTGGCCATCAGTTGCATGCTCGCCTTCTAATACTAAACCAGCAGTTAGGGCTGTAGTAGTTCCATCACTCTCAGCAACAAACAATGAAAGCTTTCCTGCTTCATCTGTGTTGTCTGCTTCAGACACTTCTGCGACAATCTTTGCAAAAGTGGTCTGAGTCTGGCCGGCGTCGTCGCCGACAAATTCGATGACGCCAATGTCGTCACCATCTGCGCCGGCTGCACCCTTATCTTTAACAAATTGCAAGCGAGCGCCATTGGCATCATTTGTTGTATTTTTAATAACAACTAACGGGTCTTGTGAATTGGCAGAGGTCAGTGTTACAGTGTCTGCATTCACATCAACTGATGGCGCTGTCATATCTAAAGTTGTACCGGCGTTAATCTCTAGATGTCCGTCAGAAGAGGCAAAGATCTCTTCACCTCCACCAACATCATGGAACTTGAGCTTGGTTGTGAGCAGAAGAGCCAATTCATCTTCAGACGCGTCATATAGCACACCCTCACTAGCAGTTGCACTAAAGATTCGTACATCTACTCCTGTGTCATCAGCGCCAAATGTAGCGTTTCCTGATACTAAAGTTGAGCCATCGTCATTAAGGCGAAGAACTTCTGTGCCATCGTACTGTTTAAAGACAAGATCGTCAGAATCAACATTAAGCTGGAATATAACCTCGCCAGAAGTACCATCCATATCAAGTGATAACTGAGCGGTGCCTCCATCCATAAAGGTTATATCACCAGATGCAGAATCAAGCTCGATTGCTGTTGTCGAGTCTAAAATAATTTTTCCAGCTGTATTCTGGATTGTTGACCCGCCAGAGGCCGAAGACTTCCAAAGATTATAAGCAAATGAGTTGTTAGTATTTAAAAACAAGATTTGATCTGAAAAAGCATCTGTCTTTATAGGGCCAGCAAAAGTAATGCTACCATCTGACGCGATTGATAATGCTGTTGTGTCCGCTCCAAGAGCACCTGTACCGACATTAATCTCAAAAGCGTCTGAAGCTCCATCATTAACACCCATGGTATATTTAACTGTTCCGCCTAGTGCAAACTGAATTGCAGCGTCACCGTCTGTTGCACTGTTTGTGATCTGTAGGTTCGTTGCGGAGCCCGCTCCGTCTAGTGTTAGGCCGGTATCTGCAACATGCGTCAAGGTCACATCTTGATCATCACCAAACTTGATTGCGCCTTCGTCGGCCAAGAAAAGATCGGACCAGCCAAGCGATGTGGTTCCCAAGGCAGTACCGTCATTGGAGCCTGGGGATAGACTATTCTCTGCTAACTCAACCTCTTTGGAGTTATTTGCATAAAAGTTAATCTTGTTGGCATCTTCAAAATCAATCTTTGTTTGGTCATCTTCACCAATTTTTATATCAGTTGCCAGCAAGGAAGTAATTCCAGTAACTGCGCCTGCAAGAATAACCGCAGTGCCCTCGACCGTAATTTGACCAGCGCTAGCTCTTGCTATGGTTGTGTCACTAGCGTGACCTAACTCAATTGTCCCTATACCAATTGCTGCAGATGTCGAGTCAGTCAATGCACTGACATCGTTAGATGCCATTATAACATTACTTCCCTCAACGGAAATAACTCCACCAGATGCCCTTGCTATCGTTGTGTCACTAGCGTGGCCAAGTTCAATTGTCCCTATGCCGATCGCTGCAGATGTTGAATCAGTTAATGCGCTAACGTCGTTAGACGCCATTATGACGTTGCTTCCTTCAACGGAAATAACACCACTAGATGCTCTTGCTATGGTTGTGTCAGAGGCATGTCCAAGTTCAATGTTCCCACCGACATCTAGATCGCCGGTAGTTGTGACTGTATCGATGTACGCGTCTTTCCAACGTACACCCGTTGTTCCTAGGTCAACATCAGAATCGCTCTGGGGTCCGAAGATATTGTCTGCTAAATAAACTTGCTCCACATTTGCTGCATAAAAATGAATCTCGTCGGCAGTTTCAAAATCGATTTTTGTTTCGTCGTCTTCGCCAATCTTAAGATCTGTTGCAAGAATAGACGTGATGCCTGTTTGTGCTGCATCAACACTCAAAACTGAGCTAGACGCGCCTAGGCCGGTACCAGCAAACAAGTCAGCTAACTTGCTGACATTTGTCATTCTCATTGTGCCGGCATCATTGTGTAGAAATCCATCACCGTCTGCAACTGCGGTTGTGCCTCTAGAGGTATCACCATCAATTAAGTTAAGCTCGGTAGTGGTTACGCTGGCACCGTCTAAAATTTCAAGTTCTGCTTCAGTAATTGCTGCAGAGCCAATAGTAAAGCCAGTTGCAGTAACAGTTGAATTAAATGTAGCCGCTCCAGCCTCACTGCCATCGAGCGTAAGCATCGTAATGTCTGAAGTGGCATCCGTGCCTTTAAAGATAATATCTGTATTGTTACCTTGAGCATCAATGGTGATATTGCCAGCGCTTGTTGCAAGACTTACAGCAGCATTTCCAAGGGAAATATCGTCAGCGGCGACTGAATCAGCCGCACCGCCACCGGAAGCTACTAGTTGATTTCCACTAACACTGAGTCCAGAGCCAGCAATTGCGGAGAGAAGATCTTGAATGCTTTCTGCTTTTGGGGCGCCAGTTGCACCGCCGTCAAGGATCACAATGTGATCATCAGCCACAGCGACCGCTGCAGCTGCTAGGTTAAGCTTTGAAACTTGAGCAGAGCTATCTACCGTTATCGCAACATTCGTGCCGATTGCAGAACCAACTCCGACATGAAGCTTGTCATCAGTGGCATCAGATCCAACATAGTAGTCGTTGGTGTTGCTATTGAAGAGAAGTTTAATATCTTCATCGCCACCATCACCAATTGTAATTGTAGGCGTTGTGCCCTGAACTGTAACCGAATCTCTCGGTTTTAAATCTGTTGGTGAACCTCCACCCTGACCTGATCTGAATCCTGACATTAATTCTTATCTCCCTACTCTGTCAAGCCAGAGCCAGTTAGTGCACCCATTTCGCCGGCAGGAATGTTTGTTAAGTCACAAATTACCCTAAATTCAATAGGGTCGCCATCAGCAGTTTCCGCTCTAGAGATGTATATCTCTCTGCATCGCACATTAAAAGTCATTGACTCGTTGACCTCATTAAGCTCCACAAAGTGACGTTCTGACAATACATTACCTGATCCAGTAGAGTTAAAGTGGATTCTAAGGCCTGCAGTGTCTGAGCCATGCTGAGTTCCATTGGTCGGCGTACCGGCAGACCCTGCTGCATACAAGACTGTGACAGACTTTGTAACTCTTGGGAATTGAAATCTAATTTCTGCAGGATCGTCAGCGCCTCCGCTAAGGCTACCATCGTTAATAGCCATTGAGGATCCAGAAATCCATGGTATGCCGGATACCTGGTATGATGCTGCGTTACCTACGCTAGCTACGTGTCTTGAAAATGTTGCCATAATAATTCCTCTCTATGTATTTAGTTTTGTATATTGGATATTGCTAATAATCATTCTAAATTTAAGCCGATGCCACAAATACTTCAAGATCACACGCAGCAGTATCCGCTAACGCTGTAATGTTTACTAAATCACCTAAGCTTAGCGTTAAACCAGTACCGTCAATAGCGTCCATAGTGTCAACTACTCCGCCATCCATATCCCCATTGTAGATATAAGACTGACCTTTGTCCAGTTTTATAGCAAATTCATCGCTATTTTCATTTTTAAAAGTTAAAGTAATGTGATTTGTGTCATCTAAGTTTGTAATGCGTATGTAGCGCACATCACTTTCAATATACGTGCCAGAAGCAACAGCTGTGGACATAGCGATAATTTCAATCTCGCTTGTCGGAATTGTAAGAATTCTCTTTGAAATCTCATTAATGCTTGGGATCGACAAAACAGACTCGCTGCCTTGCTGACGGCCATTTAGAACAATATCTTCTTTAAGAGTAACTTTTAATGTTGCTGATGCTACTGTTGTCGCCACTATCCTTTGCTCCTATTTCTCTCTGCTTCTGCTTTTCTAGCATTTCTTAATTTTCGTTTTTTGTCTCTTCTTTTCTTTACTGAAGGTTTTTCGTAAAAACGACGATCTCTATAATCTTCAATAATTCTTTCTTTTTTGCATTTTTTAATGAATTTTCGTATCAAGCGGTGTGGATTTCCTCCAACCTCGTTTAAGCTAACTGATACGTTTACTGTTTTTGACATTTTTTTTCCTATATTAGCTTAGACCAGTCTCGCGATCCGCCTAAAAGCTTGTTAATATCTACACCAGGGTCGTTTGGTGCAACTCCCGAAAGGGGGCCGCGGCCGTCACCTGAAGGCGCAGGCTCTGTGCCTTCAAATATGTGTCTATTTTCATTTTTTGTAGCTTGTAAGTCTCTTCTAGCCGCCTCGACCGCTTCAGAGTGAAGGTCTCGTTGTCTTTGAGGCTCTTGGTTAGTTTTTACCTCTGCTAAAACAAGCCCTTTGGCGACTTCTGACACAATATTCGACAATAAACCCTCCTCTAGGAGAGCCTCTTTGATCATGTCCTTGACCATTGGTTGTAGTAGTTTTTTAAACTCATTTAACTTCATTTAATCACCTAAAATTGAACTGAAAAGATCATCTAGTTTGTTCTGCTTGCCTTCATTAATATACTTATTTATTGTCGGCGATATGTTTATAGTTTTAGCAGACTTTTGAGGATCTAAATATGCGCCTGGTGTTGAAGGCTCCGAAACAACATCAAAACAAATTAATTGAAAATCATCTTCAACAATTGTATCACCATTAACCTGCTTAACAGAGCCTAAGCCACGAGATGAAATCCCTAGCTTAACACCCGACTTTACCAATGCCTTAAGAATAGCTCCTGAGGGTGTATCTAATACCTCAACTTTGCCCATTACATTGTCTCCATCCCAATACATCTTCGTAATTAAATGAGATGCGTTTTTAAGATTTATAACAGAATCATCAGGATGATCAAGCTCGCCCAAAGATCGACGGTCATTAATGGCATTTTGATATTTTTGAATCTCACGACTTAGTGTCTCTTTGTTGTAGATTCTACCATTGCCATTTTTAACGCCTGCTCTCTGGCACACGCCGACAAGGTACACTGCTCCCTCGTTCATAACTTTTCTTTTTTCAGATTCAGTTAGAACATCAACAGGGCAGCGACCTTCCGGGCACAGCTCGAAATACTCTCTTAAAAGCTTCTTTGACATTATTTACTTCTTAGGCTTGTCAGCAGACTTGCCTGTTCTAATTTTGACGCTTAGTGGATCACCGAGAGCTTTTCCAATGTTTCCTTTTCCGCTTCCTGCAGGGCAAACATTTGCTCCTGGCTTTGGCATATTGCCAGCTCCATGTCCCTTATTCATTTAAATTTCCTCCTGTAATTAAGAACAATAAAATATTTTAAAATGCGGGCGCAACCCGCACGAACATGCTGCCGTTACAACAACGACGAACTTGTGGACAATTACGACGTTTCATTTTTCATCACCTCCCCTTTTGTATATTTTGATTCCAAAATCATTCAGCACCATGCTCAAAAAATAACTCGTGCCTGCAGACACACACCCACAAACAAGAGCATTTATTAAATTGTAGTCAAAACTAAATAGTTCTGTCCAGTGGTTAACACTCCACAAAAAGACCCCAACCCAGAAGCCAGTACAGAGGGGACAATGTAACAATTCCCCCAACTTTCCTTTGGTTGGCCTAATTGAGTTGAATATTGAGCCATAAACTAGGATGAAGGTCATCCCATATGCTGCTAAAACAAACCATAATAAATGCATTTTTCACCTAAATTCTGTATACTGTACTTATTCCGTAAGGACGCATGTTTGGTCTTAGTGTGCCCTTAACATCATTGTGGAATCTTTGTGGATTTTCAGTATACTCATCCGGCTCAGGCTCCAAAAGACGTTTTTCGTGTTCTTTTTCAAA